TTTAGGAGGGATTTTTCTATGGAAGAAGAATTCCTCAAGGCTCGATTTTCAGGTGCGTGGTCTTGCGAAGAGTGATATTTTGTTCCTGAATATGCTGCCTTCTGGTCTTCCATCCATTGGAACGCCAAGTCTCTAAACTTCTCCATCTCATCATCAGTTAATTTGGACTTCCCTGAATTAACAGAGTTCAGCATTCCCTGAAATCTTTCCATGTTCTGCATATGTTCGTCGGGGTCAAAAGGTTTATCGGTTACAGTAAACGGAGTTTTCGGAGGTATGCCCTCCTTCCTATTCTCATGTCCCCCAAACCACTCACCGTGCATAGCAGCCGCCTGTTCTTGAACCCGTGGGTCAGTGTTTTCTGGGCCTACTGGTAGCCCCTCTTCCCTGGCAATCCTTCGGTCTTGGGCATGTCCTATATCATGCCCATAGCTAGAATCAGGAACTTCTGGCATGGGTTGATACGATGGCTTTCCCCTTGCTACAGCTTCTGGGTCATCTGGAGGTGTTAAATCCTGGGGAGCCTTAAAAAAGTCTAGGGTTGACTTCCAATGCAAATTATTTTCAACTGGTTGTCCATAGTCTGGCATATAATTATCTCCTAGTTGCAGCTAATCCAAAGGCTTTAGCAAATATCTTATGAATAGGCATATCATTCTCTATAGAATAATATTGCTGTTCAGCAGATGGAGGAGTTGGGGGAGCCTTACGTTCTGCTTGAGGCCGTCCTCCAAACCGTCTACGTCTACCTGGGCTATCTCTCCGTCCTGCTCTAGCTTTATACCGTTCCTCAGCTTGTTGCCGTTCCGAAGGACTGAGACGGTCTGTTTTAGGAGTACGGCGTCCTTGATTTTCCTTCTCTGCCATCAGTCGTTGGGCTTGCCTGTCTATATCCCGCATAACTTCAGGACTCATTGTTCCGATTTCTCCCTGCGGAAACTCCTCTTTGGCTTGCCCACCTCCTAACCCTCCCATTGACGGACGGCCTCCACGTAGACGTTTGAGAGTTATCTCCCTACCGAATTCATGGGAATCCCCTAACCTATTTAGAATACTGTCATAGGCTTCTGCCCCTGCACCACCATGTCTACCATGATGCACTTGCATATTACGGTCTAGATGTTGTCGCATGTCAGCAAAACTTATGGGTTTGTTCCAATCATCACCCTTCATGTTTATGCTATGATGTTGTGCAAACCTATCACCATCTTCAGTTTGACCCAAATGGTGTACTACCGACATCCAATCCTTGGGAGACAAGTTCCCACCTTGATTAATGTGGTCTAAACGTTCTTGTACATGGTTATGTTTCTGGTCATTATCCATGCCTTGATGGTCTGTGGGGGAATACCTTATGTCTTTACCTAGCCCCTGAGAAGCATCCATACGTCTCTGTTGCTGTGCATTACGTCCATATTTGGGTATTCTGTCTACACCTTCACCACCAAGCTGTTGTCCCCTACCAACGTGTTCATCTAAGAAGCCTCGTAGTTTAGCACCAGCACCTCGGCCCCTCATTCCAGCTTCATCAGCTACACGCCTGGTAGCCCCTTCTTCATCAGGCATATATCGTTTAGGTTGTCCAACACGTCTTGCATCTTCAGGGTTCTCTAAGAAGCCTCCTAAGGCTCCCTTAGCCCCTCTTGCGCCACGTCCTAGCCACTGTCGAGCCATACGGCCCATCTGCCCACCACGTTCACGGGAACCGGCACCAAGCCGATTGTCTGTTTCACCCAAGACAGATGCAGGCTGGTCAGATACAGGTAGGTCAGGTCTAGATTCTTCACGGGGATTCATAAACCCACGGAAGGCTCCTCTAGCAGCTTCTACGCCCCTTCTAGCTCCACGGCCTATGCCACGGCCTTCTGGGAACCTTTCGTCATTCATGGTGGGCTTTTCGTCCTTAAAGCCTCTCAAGAACCCACGCCCTTGTTGCTTGGCATCTCTACCAAATTGCTGCAAGCCTCGTTTAAATCTATCCATATTAGAACGATTCTCATAAGCAGCCCTACGTCCTTTGGATTGCGCCCCTGTTACGATATCTTTCACATCGGGGTCTACATATTGTCCCCGTGCTTGACGGGCTTCCCTTACTGCATCGGCTCTGTTTTTTGATGCTGCATCGTCTCCCCCTCGATAGCGAACAGCTGGCCCTTGTACTGGCTGTCTACGCCCTTGTTCTTCTACAGGAGTTCTAGCTTGTCGGCCTCTGGCAATGGGGTCAAGCTTCCCTTCCTCATTCAATACCCCACCCTGCCCCCAGGCTGGGTTGTCCTGAACGAATTCACGCTCTCTCTTTAAGGCACCTCTTCGGCCTTCTACCCTCTGTTGCGCTGCTGCTGCCTGTCGTTCTGGAACTTGTCTTGTCAAACCCTCAGAACGCTCCCTAGCCCTGTCAAGTCTTGACCCACCTGTCCGTAGGTTCTCTTTATGTTCTGCATCAACCGCCTGTTGCGCTGCCACACCTTGTGATGTTAGAGCAGGGAATGGGGCTTTATTGGATGAAGATGCATCTGTTCGCTGTGCATCCGTATACTTTACAGGAGATGTTTGACCCGTAGGTTGAAGATGCTCTGGTGCAGAAAAATCTCTTGGAGAAAAATCTCTTGAAGAATAATCTCTTCTGGAAGATTGAGGATATTGAGGTATGCCCATGTCCCCAGCGAATTCTGCGAGAGGTTGCCCTGCAATCCCAGGATTTTGTACCTTGGGTTTGGATTCGGTATTAGGAGTAACACCACCAGTTTCGGGGCCACCTTGTTTAACGCCCTCTACATGAGGCATAAAATCCGTAGAACCATTAGCTTTACCCATACGCTTTGTAGCTTTCTGGAGAATGGCTTCAAAAACATCAATAGACTTCTTTATGTCATCATTATCCAATCTCTCACCCAGATTTTCCCCCGCTTCGTTCACAACCCACGGAGGTTTAACATTAATAGGAATTCCATCATCATCAGTCTCAGTTTCAGACACAGGAATATAACGCATCTTGTTCGTGTCAACTTCGGAAGGGAAGCCATAACGTTGTAAGAGGCGATGGTGTTCAGCTTCTCTACCCGCAATATTATTGAGAGTAGTGAATGATTTACCACTCTTTAGGGGGTCTTCGTTTTTGCTCATCCAATTTAAGAAAGAATCCCCAAAGTTAATTTTACCAGTATTTTCAGACCTCATAATTACAATCTTCCTATGAACTTGTATTGGCGGTTTTTCTTCTTCCACCGCATCAAATAACTGGCAGTAATCCCCAGGCATTATATCGCCTACTACTACATCACAAGTTCGTGTATCAGCATTAAAATATTTACAGTGACCACAATTAATACCCATTTGTTCTTCAGGGGCAGTTGCGTCCCTATAACCACACTGGTCTTTATCTATTTTTCCTGTTTGTGGGAGTTCGGCTTTTAAGAGTTCAAACCCCGCCCCCTGGTTTACACCCTTCTCACAAATAGTAACTTCAGCTAGTTCCATTTCATCCACTTGCATGTACGGGGTTTGGCCCTTCATCATATTCTGTACTTTAGTAGCACTACCCGCAATAGAATAGCTTTTTAACAGTCCATTACTAATCTGGTCTGCAACCTTTTTAGCAATAGCAGTATCATCACGTAGTTCACAGATAAAGAAGAGTCCTCCCTTCCCTACTCCTGACTTAAATATTTGACCACCCTTAGATATGTATGCAGGCAACGCCCATCCTACTTGAACATCTGAATGTAATACCATGACATTACGAGTACGTTGGTTATCCATAAACTTCTTAAAGGCTTTAGATAACGCAGGGGTAGTAATAAGGTGCCCTTCCCTATCAATCATTTCGACTGAGGCAGGGCCACCAATTACCATAGGGTCAACCATGTCCATCTTTTGAATGCCTACAGCAGCTTGTTTATAAGTAGGACTGTCGGGAAAGGCTCTATATAGAGTTAAAATCTCTGCTTTAGAAGCATTTCCTGCATCATAATTATTTTTATATTCTGCTAAAGCATCTTGGATGTCTTCCATCGTGGTTTTCCCAGTTTGACCCTTCTCCAACCAAAAAATTGAATCAGGGCTTTGAGCCACTTCAGATGTAGTAAAATATTTCGACATTAACTTGCATGGACTCCCCAAATAACACCATACACCTGGGTACCAGCCCCAGATGCAATAGCAGATATTTTGGTTCGGGCATCTATAGGCCAATTAGTTGTTATAGATTCCCCTGTTTTCAAGAGTATGCCTGTGGAGGTTGTACCCGCAGCGGTAGCATCTGTGTCTATAGCTATATTAACGGTCTGACTCCCGTGCCCATTCTTTAAACTAAACCCACGTACTGCTGAAATCCCTGGCCTACGTTTCGATTCTGATAGATGGGCAGTCCCATTCCATTCGTAATTAACACCTTGGGCACCATCAACATAATCACTTAAATTACCATCTCTACGTTGTTCTACCATAATCTTATCCACGTAAAAATCTATGTTGTGTTGTGCTACAGTAGTAATTGCTACTCTATACGTAGCAGCCACCCTTTCAAGGATTTCCCACTTGACTGATATACGAGCAAAGGAAGTAGTCAAGCTATGAGTAGCACTGGCAGCTAACTCAACACCATCCTCATCCTGAATCACAATTTTAACATCGCCCGATGCAGAAGCCCCTCTAACTTCACACTGAGCTACGATAGATGTTCCTTCCGTATGCCCCGCAAATTTATCACTCCAATAGAATCCTTCCCCAGTTGCTGCGTTAGCAGGGTTCACTAAAAGGGAATTGCTGCCTGTGGCAGCTTGGGCACTACTTTGTGAGATTGCGGAGCCTGAAGCAGTAAATTCTGAAATTGTGGCATGTTCAATAGAGGGGTTCTTTATAAGGTTGACAGCTGGCTCTCCCCGTGCTACAGTCAATAAATCAACTGCGGTAGTACCAACAGTGATGTCAATCGGGACATACTTAGTCCATAGATGGACACTACTTCTAGTACTGGGGTCTATTTCCCATTCAGGCCAGTTCTCTGGAAAATGTTCTGAAGTTGGCATATAATCTCCTAATCAGCTGAGAACCAGTTCATTATACCAATAAGGCTGACCAGCACTATTGCTGAATGGGTAAATAGTACACCCATCACAAACAAGGCTGATTTAGCCCCATACATACGAGTTCTCCAATGCTTTATTTCATCGAGTTCATCATTAAGTTTCTCTAAACTATTGCAAATCGTTGCGTTTAATTGGGTTTGCCCTTCTATGTACCTATCTAATCGCTCTGTATAGACTGCTAAGTTAACCTCTATTGAGGCATCATTTGGTACAGGCATCAGGCAATTTATCTACCGAATACTAAGACACGGACGGCAACAGCCGAAACATCAGTTGTAGACGCAACCTCATCCAAAATGGCACCATCAGCACCAGCTTCATACAAAGCTATTTTAGAGTTCGTGTAGTCATACTGAGCAACATAACCACTGTTTTCCATTGACAGCAACACAATATGGATAGATTCCAATCCCAAGGTAGCAGCTGTTAGAGCCTCGCCCCCTGAAGCATAGCTGCTATCAAAAGTGGCGGTTTTAATGACATATTTATTGTTTCCAGGGACACCTGTCATATCTGAAGCATTGCCTGGAACTGTTATTGCAAGAGCCATAGTTTATCCTCCTTAAATAGAACAAGAAGAGAGGATGGGAGTATATTTCAACCCCCATCCCCCCACCGAATTACTTAGACGCTTAGGTCACAGATTTTAGCCTGAACAAAGAAGTTCTTGCAGCGCAACTCACCAAGAGTGTACAGCAAGCCCCTGACAACCAAGCTGTTAGCAGCGAAGTAGTCACGGTTTTCGATGTATTGGGTAGGCTGGGCAATTGACATCTCAAGATAGTCAGTGTCCAGTACGTAAACGTTACTACCCAGGATAGCACCAGCAGAGCTTACGCTCTTAGGCACATCGGCATCAGGTAGGATGGGGATACCCATGTAGGTAGCCAAAACCAATCCAGTACGGGTACCAGGGAATGTTCGCTCAGAGCCAACACCAACCTGATATTCTTCCTGACCCATGTAACGTTGCTGTGAATTCAGCAGACGTTCCAGTTTGAAGTACTGGTCATGACCCATGAGGATGAGTTTTGGCTCACCGCCATTTTCCCGAATCTTCTGGATACAAGTATCAATCAGATTAAGGGAGAGGTCACGGCCTACACCAGCGTTGTGGCTGACGTTAGCAGCAGCATTCCAACCACCAGCAGTCCGTCCAGCTATCGTAAGGTCAAAAGCCCTAGCGTTAGCAGCCAATCCACCAGAAGCAGCCCCGTCTTCAGCTACGATATCATCCAAGCTGGTGAACCCAGCGCGGGAATATACGTAAGCCAAGTCACCAGCAGCCCAGGCAGGGCTAGAGGTGTCAACAGTTACAGTGCCAGCACTATGAGCGGTACTAGAAGCACCACCAACAGTGACACCACCAGTTAGGTCATGAGCAGAACCAGAACCGTCGTAACGGGCAAACTCATCACCTAGATGGAAGTTATTAGCAATAGCAGCACTGTTGAAAACAACAGTGGTACCGCTACCACCAGTGGCCCTAGCAGCAGCCAAGGACAACAATTCAAAGTTGACCTCTTTCATGTGGTCTAGCTGGGCGTTTTCATTCTCCAACGCCAGCACGTCACCGACACCACCTTCTAGTTGGGCAGTGAACACTGACTTGACCGATGCACCGAAGGTTGTAGCAACAATTCGGGGCAAGCTGGAAACCGTCTGGATAGCAGAAATATCTACTGTCGGGAGGTTACCAGTTTCTAGGATGGGCGAACTGCGGTTTGCACCACGGTCAGACCGAATCCTCCAACCAGCTGTGTTACCCCACACAGTACGTGGGATAGCATTAAAAAACCTAGTTTGGTTGTTTAGAGCTTGCCAAACTTTCCGTCCATACGTGGTATTAAAAATACCAGTAGCGGTATCAACCGTGAACGGAGTTCCGACACCAGCACCAGCTTTCTTCATGAAGCCAGGGCCGAATACACTCTGATACAACCCTCGTTGTGACTGAGCAATATACTCAGAAAGGGATGGATTAGCCATAAAAAATCTCCTTACGCTTTGTTTTTAAATTAACCTATGAGTTCGCGGGGAACGCCGTCCGTCTCACCACTTTCAATAGTTTCCTGCAACCGACGCAAGTCCTGATAGGACATCTGCATCATCTGGTCAACAGTATCTCCACCCGCAGCTTCCTTCTGAATAGGTGCAGTGCCATCTGTACCAATGGTATCCTCATAGCGGATAACGGTAGGACGGGTAAGAGAAGTCTCTTCACGGAAGCCCATCTTTCGCAGACGGCCCTCAGTTTCAGTTTGAATGGCTTTCTGCATACTGTTTGCACCACTCAAAGCAGACTTCAACTCATTAATCTGTTTCTGCATATTTTCTATTACTGGATACTGTTCCGCGTTCTCCATTCCATAGCCATATCCTTCTTCCAATTCTTTATCCTTGTCTTCTTCTGTATCCTCAGGTTCACCATTCTCCTCGTTCAAATCCTCGTCTTCCTCTGTATACATCGCTTCTTCCTTCAACAGGTTAAGCTGTTTTTGCATGGCTTGAATTGTAGCCTGTTGGTCAGTCAACTTATTAACTACAGTGACTGCCTTTTCAGAGTCATCATGCCCCTTTGTCACAGAGCCAGCCTTGCGTTCTTTCGCAGAGCCTTCTTTGTCCATATCAGGCATACCCTGGTCTGCTTTAATCAAACCATACACTTCCCCAGCTACGGCCTTAATGATTTCTTGCTTCTCAAAAGCATCTTCCTCATTCTCAGCCAATTCCATATCATACTCTTCCTGTTTACTTATACGGTAGTCCATCTTGTGCAAGACCTCCGCAACAGCAGCAAGAGCGAGATTAGAGCCTTCTATCTGTTTCTCCAACCTCTCCACAATGTCATTGTCTTGTGCCATGTGCATCCTCCTTCCTAGTTCAGAAAGTTGGTCTAAGCCACCTCCGACTTCCCGACAAATAAATAGATATAGTACGACGGATTTCGTACTTAATATATTATACTATGAATTCCGAATTATTTCGTATTTTTATAGTATAATTAGTGTCAGTTTTCAATGTCTTCTGGAACGTCCCCTTCTACTGTAAGCTTTAGAATTTCATTCCTAAAGTCATAGAGAGGAACTTGTATCAATTTTTTAACTTTTTCACATTGAGTCCCTTCAGGCATAGCAGTCTCAATTAAATCTAAAACTTTACCTACCATACGTGAATGTCTTGCGATAACATACTCTTGTAAAGGGGTTACTTTACTCACATCTACCATAATCTCGCTCCTAACTTATAAATATCGTTGTAAACTATTTGGTTTCCGTAATGCTTCCATACATTTTTGAAGAGTATCCTCTATCGAAAACCCCACAGTAGGTGACTCCTCTTCTTGAGCCTCTAGTTGTGCTAATTCTAATGCAGAGGGCATTGTATTCTGCCTCACATGCGACTGTATCCATGTATACCCACCTCCCTTTTTTCTTCTGTAATGACCTGTAACGTCTTGACCACCACTATACGCTGTTTCCACCTTCTGTTGTACTACATCCACCCCATCAACCACCAATTCACCCTGAGCAGAAAACTTAAAGTGTCTGTCAGGGTGTTCTTGCTGTAAACAATCCAGCACAAATTGGTATATAGCGGATTCTATTTGAGTTTGTATAGACATCGTATATTTACTGAGTACCTTCTAATGAAATTTTTTGAATCTTCTTCATTGTAATTCTTTCTTTCTCTCCAAACCCCCACCGTTCCCTTAATCCTGGCCTACGCAACAGTTCCTGTTTTAAGACTTCCAATTCCTCTGGGCCAAGCTCCCCACCAAATCCAGGGGTGAGGAGCCGTATATCATATCCTGTACGTTCTGTGAATGTTTTTTTAAACTTTGGCATAGGTGGTAGCCCACACATCTTTCATAGTACTATTAAACATGCTGGGTGTATCATCAAACCTGTCTAAATAAATCACTTCCAGGCCCACATTGCCATAGTCTGGGTGCCAATAAGTAACTACTTGTTTAGGGGGCGTAATGGCTTGAACACGCTGCAAGGCGAATTCATCTCCACCCTTCATTGTCCCACATATATATGCTGCCCCAGTACCTATATCCATAACATCTACACGATGGAAATGGCCCATAAGGACATCTGAGAAATTTCCTGGCATCACCCCATCATGTTCTACAATAGTGCTTTCCAGAGCTTGTTTAAACTGTATAACCCCACGCATATTCCCAATCATTCGACTGATAGATGCAGAACTTCCACCACCTGATATAGCATCACCATGAAACATTAGAACATTTTTACCAGCTATATCCACTATATGAGCAAAAGATTTAGGTATATCAAAGTGAATGTTCTTCTGATTCGCACAGAAAGCCGCCATCCATTGGTATGCCAAGTAATCCCAATCCATGTATTTATCCTTCATTGGAGGTTTTCTTGTCATTCTTCCATGATTACCTACCACACAAGGAACCTTAATAGTTTTAAAGTGCGGAGCCAAAAACATGAGTGCTTGGGAAATTGAACTAGCTGTGTGCATCATCTGCATCATACAGTTATCAAGATTGGTACGAGATAATTCTTCATGTATATCCCCACTAATCATATCCCCTAACATAGGAACCATCAACTCATCAATATTACAAATATTACGCCTATATGTGGCTAAATTTAGAACTTGGTTCGCCCACCCTGACAACCGCCTATTAAAAATATCATAATCATAAGCGTTCATAGACATCATTTGGGGTGCAAACACTTCTTCCCCTACATGCGTATCAGTAAGTACAGCCACCATCACTTGAGCTTTGGATGATTTCCCTTTGGCAGGGGGTGGTTTGATAGGCACAGCATCAAAAGTTGGTGCATATGTTTGAATAGCCTCTACAATCAAATCTTTCTTAGCATCGCCTGAAATCACTTGCTGATACAATTTTTTATAGTAATTTAGTTCTGCTTTATAGGTTGCTACTTTTTTATCAAGCTTAGTTCTATCCTCTATCGACTCCAAGAGTTCTTCTTGGTCTACCTCGTCTTCGCTGAAAGCCTCTCTGTCGTACCAGCGTTGGACGGTTGTCCTGTGAATCGGAATCCCGTATTCCTCCTCTATCCACTGTGATATCCCCGTCCACGTCTCCCCCTCTTGCTTCTTTTTTATTATTTCTAATCTTGCCTGTTCTGGAATCATACTCTCTCCTTACCGTTAGAACTATAATTTTCCCGCACATCAAACAATTTAAGTCATTGTCCTCATTGACATACATATTGCCTGCACATTTAGGACACATACTATCAGAAATACTAGGCATAGTCAACCTTCAAAAGGGCATTCAGAATCGGAGCGTCATCACCAGCTTCTTCTAATGCCTTTCTCATAGCCTCTAATTTGGCTACTTTCCCTGTTTCAGGCACCCAATATGTGGATGCATCCTCATCTGAAACCTCAGGGTCATCCGTATCTTGGTCACCCCCTCTATGCAGTGCGTCAGTCTGCCCATAATCTGACGTATATGCCATTTGCAGCCCCAAACCAGCAACTGGCTTTGAACCCTCTGGTTCAGTGTTGCTCTCTTGTTTACGTCTTCGTTGCATATCATTCTCCTTAGTTACAGCATCTTTATGGGGAGCCTCATTAGGATTATCTTTAGTTCGTTCTACGAAAAGGGCTTGTGGGTGTGGCCCAGTTGCTGCTTGGCTATTTTGGTCTGGGGTATTGTTTCCAGCCCCCTCAGTACTGGCTTTTTGCACATAAGTCTTGTTATGCCAGCCAGGTTTCCGTTCCGTTGTACCGTTACTAACAGAAGGGTCTTCCTCTTGAGGATATGGTGCTGCAATAGCTGCTTCCATTCCTCCTGCGAGGCCCATATTAATGTGGGGTTCGTTCTTTTCAGCAACTTCCATCGCATCCTCTAATTTACGGCTTGTCTTCTTATGGTTGAGAGTATCCTCTGTCACATCTTTCTCCCAACTAAGTCTTTGATACGGGGTAATATTTTGGTTATATGCATCCGCTGTGGCGGGGGCACCTGACATATCCTCATCAAGTCCTGGGGCAAGACCCTTTTTACCACCTTTAGACATATTAGGAGAACCATCGTATAAAAATTGAACGAGCCTATCTACCCCACTCTTCTTGCTTTTACCCATCAATTTCTCTCGTTTCTTATCTTGCCTACGTTTGTTTTTAAGATGCCTTTTCTTTGTACCACGTCCCCCAAAGGTTGGTGTAAAGACTCCTGCATTTGTAGAAGTAAAGACTGTACCTGAGAGGCCATTAAAAGCACCGCCATCTCCTCCACCCTCACCTTCTTTACGAATAAACTTCATTAGCTTACTTACAGAGAAATACCGTTGTATATCAGGGTCAGTTTCAAAAGAACCTGTAGGTTTGTAGCTAGGAGATTCAAAGGCTACTTTATCAAACATCCGCTGTACACCCTCTTGATGTTGAGATGGTACTTTTGAGAGCATTGACTCCGTATGGTCTGTTAAGAAGTCATGTATGTTCATTTCTTTTCTAGTTGTATCTAAATATTCTTGGCTGGGCCTTTGACCTTTGGGCGCATTACGAGGAGGTCTGTTAGGTCTAGCTCTTCCTAAAGGAAAAGCATCGTCATAATCCATATCACGAACAGCAGCCCCATGTCTCTGCAACATATCAGAACGATGTACTCCTTTTAAACCATCCGCATGTTGGTTAGCAGTCATAGGAACATCTCTATGAATTTTATCTAAATAATTATAAGCATGGTAATGTACACTAGGTACTGGGCGTCCCTCCCCCTTATTCTCTAAAAAGAGGGGAGCCTTGTCATGCCCAACAGGAAGAAATAAGTCAGGATGTGTATCTTCCCATTCAGTGTGGGGCCGATTCTTATCGACTTGACGTTGTATTTCATCCCCCATATGCCTACGGAAACCTTCTATACCATCATCTTCTTCAGCTTTTATGAATTTCATTAGTTTGCTTACAGCCTTTTCCTCATCCCCAAATAAATCTGGGAATCGCTGTTTAAAAGCATTTTTGGCCTTCGGCTGGGGGGAAACGGGTGTCTCTGCTGAAGGGTTTGCTGACGGGTTTGCAGAGGGTTCTTCAAGCTCACCCCCCATCGTTCTATATGTTTCACGCCTCCCTCTCATAGAAGGGTAGCGATATTCTGCCGTATCAGAATGGTGTCCTGATTCCATTGCCGCATCCCCTCTCCTTGCTCGATTCTCACGCCCATAACGTTCTTTAGGCCAAGCCTCCCCTCTGTCATAACCCTTAAAATCTGAGTGGGGGCCAGGTTGAGGGTCTGTTGGAAATTGGGGCTTCATTTCTCCCCGAATATTATCTCCCTCTCCTTCAGGGGGTAAGGGAGCCGAATCAGCAAAAGAACGAGTCATAGATGCAGGCCATTGCAATGGATTATACCCTAAACTATCAGGATTAAAGGCAGGACTTACCTGCCGAAGGCGGCGATGTAAATCATCTGCCAATCCCATAGCATTATGGGACATATCAGTCCTCATATTAGCCCTAAGATGGTTACGATGAAAGCCTTCTAAAGTCATATTATCATTTAGACCAGCCCCCCTCTCTTCTTGAGGCTCTTCTATTTTATATTGAATAGAATCAGGATGGTATGAATACTCTTCCCCATGATTTAATATGTTATGTACAGTGCCTATGGCATGATGCCCCTCCATGTGAGTTCCCATGTCAATCCCGTCAGGATGTTCTCGTAGCAACTGTATATATGCATGAGCAGCATGAAGAGGACTACTATCCCCAGGATAATCATAGGGCTGCATTTTATTAGCTATGGTCTGAATCCGCTGTGCGTCCTTACTCCCAGATTCAGGAAGCCCTGCGGATTGATTCATATTAAACCCTTTAGGGTAAGACTCTTCTGAGTCAGGGAAACCAATTTTCTCAATGTCTTTATCGGGCATTTTCATCCTCTTCCTCATAGGGGTTATATTCCCTAGATTCCGAATCACTAGTAGTATTATATTTGATTCCTTCGGTATGCGGGGTTTTATACACTGGCCCCATTCCGAAGGAAGCCTTTTCAACATGAGTCACACCTGTGGAATGTAAGTCTGCCACAAAGTCTATCCCATCTTGACTAAACCACATTTGTTTACCATCTTCAGATACCTGTTTAATGATAGGCGTTTGGTATCCTTTAGACATAAGCCCCTCAACCCAATTCTTAGGAGGGTTTAAATTAGTTGGGTCATCCTCAGATTTCCGATTATCTGCATATTTATCCAACTCCTCAGTAGTCCTCTCCTTCCTGGGCAGCGAGTTATATGTATAGTCTTTATTCTGACCGCCTTTCAACGGTGCGAAAGCCATATTTTGCATGGGCATGGGGGGCATTGGTTGTGCTTCTGCGGATTCCCCTCCACCTGGCGCAGCCCCAGTGCGTCCAGGGGCAGGATTAACGCCCTCAGGAGGAGCGGGGGGTTGTCCAGGCTGTTGCCCCGATTGAGCTTGCTGTTCCATCATTTGTTGCTGTTGTTGCATCTGTTCCATCTGTTGTTTCTGCTGGTCTATTGCCATATCCATCTGTTCACCCTGTTTTTCCATCATGTTAACAGGCTTACCAAATATCATGAACTCAGCATCTTCCACAGGAACACCGTCATCCTTCAGACGTATCTCAAAGCCCAATGCAATGAATTGATTTGCAATTTGAGCCTTTTGTTGAGAGAAGCTGATACGAGTTGCTTCAGCCTTCTCTTCAGGATTCGGTAGTTTCAAGCCCCAATCAGTTATTCCAAACGCTTCCAAAATCTGCGGGAACACCTTTTCATGGAACAATCTTTGGTCACCCTCAACCACCCTACTCATAACAACTAATTGCTGAGTTTGGGTAGAGAGGCCACCAAAGGCTTCAGGCGCACCCTGCCAAGCAGGAGTTACGCCCCACATAGCTGCAATTCGTTCCCGTATTTCGCTTCTAACAGGCAAATAGTCCATCTCATTTAGTGTATGGAACAAACGTACCATATCCACTCTTCCTCTGTTATTACGGGAGGACACAGCCACCATTGGTATATAGTTAGGGTCAAGACGTGTTTGTGCTGCAATCTGCTGCCTTTCCCTACGCAGAGACTCAGGGTCATCTGTAAAGACCATCATCATAGATGCTGGCATTTTCCTCTCAAAGAAATATCTATATAGGTTTTTATCCATTCCTATTAAAGTAAGAGCTTTTTCAAAGATAGTTAGAATTGGACTCCATCCGTATGTCTCACTAGGAGAAAATTTAGATAGATGGATAATTTCCCCATCCAACATGAAGATATGTTGATTCCGATGATAATACTTATACATTACAGGTTGTAATTTAATGTCACAATCATCTTGGGGGCAGTCTCCAGGGTCTTCTTTCACTTCATCTCTATGGATTGGGCATAAGAAGTGGGCGTTTTTAGGCAACCCTGCGGCATCTAGGTCAAATTCTACTAAAGCTGGATTCAATCGTCTGAGTTCATTTACTTTAGATTTAATGCTACCGTCCTCATCCTTTTTATATTCTTTAACTATGTATAAAAAGGAGTCATCAATCGCATTTAAGTCAAAATGAAACTGCCTCAAGACTTCTTCCAATGATTGGTCAAAAATATTACAATCATCCATAAATTTCATGAGACGTTTCTGTTGTTCAGGGTCTGGATTTTCTACTAGAGGCACCCATTCTATGCCTCTCCTAAATACTTCACCTGTTATGTGCTGTAACGGGGAACGTACTTCTTCAATGGAGTAGGCCAACATTTGCAAGTCCATCACAAGCTGCTGACGATACGCCATTTGATGACGTACCCACGTATTCACTACATGGTCTAGACCTATAGTAGGGGCACGGCCCGTTTCTCCATTCCCAGACTTCATTAAATCTAAAAAGTTAATTTGTTCATTAAGATTAATAACAGTTTGGGCTAGTTTAGGCACCTCAGGTAGATAATCCTGTAGTCTCATAAATTAATCCTTTGTCAAGTTTTCTATGTCTGACATACTGGTAAGTTTAAGCATTGTTTGCATAGCCATTTCTTTAAGTAAGAAACCCTCAGTTTTATGGATTTGTTGAGTAGTAGTATGCAAAGATTTTTCCATTTCAAGCAAACGCTCTCTAAGAACGTGGTTTTCTTCTTCTAACCCAGAATTATTTTCAAAAGCAGAATTTTGTAATGTGCCCAACCTTGCAGCTTCTTTCACTAGAGCTATGAAAGCACCTTCCGTTAGAACCGTAACGGCTTTACTATCATCTTCAACCTCATCCTCTGGCCCTAAGTTAGTTAGGTCTTCATGCCACGTATCTAAAATACGCCAAGTATTAGTGACCTCATCCCGATTAGCTGTATACTGGGTTTCCCTATCTTTTAAGAACATTCCTACCATAATTACCCTCCTACTATACTTCTCTAATACATTATACTATAAAATTTGATTTTCTTACGAAATCTTACACGCACTCCACCCACACACTTTACAAGTCTCACAACCACTTTCTTGTACAATCAACGGAGACTCACAATCACACTTAGCATCTTCCCCTTCTAAATGCCCCGTTACCAACACCTCTTTCTCCCTACTACCATTACGATATACGGTAATTCCTTTGCATCCCGTCTCCCAAGCTGTCATATAAGCTTCAAACACATCTTCTAAGGTAGCCTCAGACGCAAAATTAATGGTTTTAGAGATGCCAGAATCCACATATTGTTGGAAACGGGCTTGCATTAAAACATGGTCTTCAGGAGAAATGTCTTGGGCTGTTACATATACTTCTTTAACCCAATCTGGAACATCGTCACGGTCTTTTAAAGAACCACCAGAGGCCAAATAAAGCATAAGGTCTTCAGAATAGAAATTATTTTCTTTCGCATCTTTTTTAAACTCTTCGTTAATATAGAATAGGGTCTGACCCTCCAATATATTTTGTTTACGCCACGCCAAAGCAAAGATAGGTTCAATTCCACTAGCGCACCCCGCAATCATAGAAATAGTGCCCGTAGGGGCTACCGTCAAACGACAAGCGTTCCTATAATTTTCTTGAATCTTATAACTACTTTGTTCCCACGCGGGGAAAGTTCCTCTAAGCGAACCTAATTCTAATGATTTAACGCTTGCCATATGATTAACAAATCGCATAACCTCGTCTCCAACTATCCGTGCCTCTTCAGAGTTATACGGAATTCGCAACTTAATCAATAAGTCAGCAAAGCCCATAACACCTAATCCAATCTTACGAGTGGCCTTTGTCATCTTTTCAATTTCAGGAATACTATAATCATTTGCATCAATAACATTATCAAGGAAATGTACTGCATTACGGATTACGTGTTGAAGCCTATCCCAATCAATCATGTTTTCCCAGCCAACCTCAGACTGGTCAAGTCCAGTGGGACGAACAAACTTAGCGAGATTAATTGACCCCAGGTTACAACTCTCATACCCTAATAGGGGCTGTTCTCCACAAGGATTAGTTGCAATTATATCCCCGTATTCCTCACCAACTTTATTATCTTCATTCATTCTATCGAGGAAGACCATCCCAGGTTCTCCATTACGCCATGCACCCTGAACAATCTTTAAGAAGACTTCTCTTGCATTTAAAACTGAGACGGGGAATCCTGTTTTAGGGTCATTTAATGTATAGTCCTGGCCCAGTTTAACTGACTTCATGAAGTGGGTGTCAACAGCAACAGAAATATTAAAATTATGTATATCTCCCTCTGTTCTCTTACACTCAATAAAAGAAAGGATGTCGGGGTGTCTCACACTCAGAACAGCCATGTTAGCTCCGTCACGCTTGCCCCCCTGAGTTATCATACTGGACACCCTAGAGAGCGTTTTAAGCACCTCTATGGGGCCACAGGCAACACCATGAGTAGATTGAATCTTAGCCCCCTTGGGTCTAATTTTAGATAGCGCAAAACCTGTGCCGCCACCAAATTTCTGCACCATAGCGGCATCCGTAGCAGACTTCATGATTTGTTCCATACTATCTTCCAATGGCAAAACGAAACAAGCTGACAAAGTGCCTTGAGCAGTGCCTGCATTCATTAGTGTGGGGGAATTAGGCAGAAATTCCAGACTCCATAGCATCTCAAAGAAATTTTGTTCTAAGAGTGTTATTTCATTTGGAAGGACTTCATAATAGCTATCTACCTCAGCTATTGCTTTTGCCACCCTCCAAAATAGTTCTGGTGAATCTTCTGTTGGGTTCCCTTCCATATCTTTAAGAAAATATCGGTGTGCCAAAATGGTTTCTGCCTGTTCAGAAATGTGTGTGTCTATCAATCTCCTACCCCCTATGTCCACAATATATACAAAGTTTCCGTTCTGGTACCCAAAATTCTGGTTTGCAAATAATCTCATCACAAAGTGGATTTGGACAATCTGCCATCGTTAAATCTGGGTTCATTGTCCTAGTATAATCCATCTTGACACCTCCTGGCAACGCCATTTCCTTAACTGGGTCAAGTTCCGGTTCTAAAAAGGCCGGTGGTTCCCCTGTTTCCTTCATCTCTGCTGGGTTTTCTGGGTCAAGGAACCCTTGCAAATCACCTAGATTGGTGAATCCAAATTGCCCTGTTTCCCAGGAAGCTAGTAAAGCCATGCCAATAGAAAAGAATGCGTCTCCATGCCCCATAGGAGTTTCAGGAGCTTTTAATTCATTACTAACTGACAAGATTTGCTGCTTCTGCCTTTCATCTTTTAGAAGTTTAAGGTTCCCTGAAAGCACATATTGTTCAAAAATCTGTGCCATTGTATTTTTAGATTTAACAGTAAAGGTTAAGGGGTGCCACCGATAATCCAGCCCTCTATCCTCTAATTCTCCCCTAGTATTATCTACGTATCCCTTATCTATATCAAAATTCTCCGCTACTTCATTTAAGTATTCTATTTGGTCAGAGTAGTTCCACCCATCTAACCAAGATTGGTGAATTTGGCGGCATATACTCCCAACCCTCTCAAATATAACTAGGTGAGAAGGGTGGCGTTTTTTACCAACGTCAAACCCCGCAAAAATAAAGGAGCCTTCTTGCTTCCTATATTTACGGGTTGTGGGGAACTCCCGCAACGTCTCATCTTCGCAACTGAGGATATCTTCCTCATTAAAATAGGCTTCAGTAGCAAAGTGAGGAACCAACAAAAACTCAGACGCAAAGGATTTAGGCCTAGCTTTTTGTTGTTGCAGTAGCCAATCCTCATTGTACAACTCAGGCATTAGCACCCTACGCCCAGGAACGGGGTCAAGGGCTGGCAATACTCTAGACATGAAACGTTCATCCTTCTGGAGGTTGGCAAGTAAGTCCCCAGGCATCATAGGAGTTCCTAACACTATGACTGGCACACCCTTCAAAGGAATAAACAAAGACTCCGTTAAGAAATGGTCTTCAACCTTTGTTACCTGTCCAATATTCAAAGGGTTTTCAGGGTCACGAAGAATGTCATCTGCAATTAAAGCACCGTTAACATGCATACCCCGTTTAAATGAAAAAAGACCCCCATGCATGATGTTCATAGGCTTATTATTAATCATATATCTAGCTGAGAAGTCAGCTTTGGGAGTACGGTTATCCATCCACTCCACTAATTGGGGGTTCCTAGAGATGGCTTTGTTAATCTCAGAGATGTGGTAACGAGCCATCCCATCACTATACGATAAATACAGTACAGAGCAGTCTCTGGGGGCTGTTAAGAGCCTCCACACACTAAAGGCGTGGCCTAAGAGGGTACTTTTAAAATGGAACCGTGGGAGGACGGCACAATAGTTCAACCCTGCTTGCATACATTTTTCAATGTCTTCAGCTACTATGCCAACATGCCAAGCCTTAAAATATTCAGGGTTATCAAAACTTTGTGACCATATATTAACAAGAAATTCATGGAAGGAGCCTACCTTGGCTTTTCCAGAAGTTAATAATCCTGCTGCTAATCTATCAAATGCATCATTAAAGGTAGTTATCTCTTGTGTCATGAAAGTGCTGGCTCCTCAGTTTGTATTAATGCTTTTAATCGTCCCGCTACCCGCTTCAATGTATCTTCATCATTAATTTCTTCTACCAAGACACTTAGCACATTCTGTACAAATTGAAGATTAACCATTCCCTTAATCACTTCACGCTCTCCTTTTATACCCATATCTAAGGCCTTAGCCGCATCGGATGCCTTATCAAAATTTAAATGTTCTAATTCATGCCCTGCTTTATGACGAAGGGATTCGTAGGTATCTAAATGTTCCTGCTGAGTTCTGGCAAACCGTTGACCTTCACTTTCTTTTATCTTATTAATTGCCTCAACACGAACTTCGACCTGTTGCACACCCCAATCCCCGTCCCTTGCCCACAAATAAATGGTGGATGGCTTCACCTCAACAGCAAAGTCATCCCACAAGATTTCAGCAATCTCTCTAGCAGATTTATCACCTTTAATGTATAACCCTAAAGCCCTCTCTTTAATCTCAGGGGGGAATTGTTTTGGCATTTTAATACTCCCTAATATCGGGGGCACGTAAACCCCTTCTAGGTGCCCTATCTTCCTGTCCCCAATTAGAAGGAATGTCAAATGACGGGTCTTCCATATGCTGGGATTCAAGGCTTCCCCCATAAGGACTTCCATCAGACTGTAACAACCCTGCAAAATTCAGGTTTCCCGTTTTCCTTACAGCAGAAGTAAAGCATTCAGGTTTACCGTTGAGATATTTTAATCCAATCTCTTGGCGAGTACATAGCCCTCTCCACACACCAGCATCTTTGCCAATAGGCTGATACCCACGCTTATTCAATAACTTACCAGTTGTCCGTTGAGTATCTTCTACTTGGGTATTATGCTTACATCCAAAATAGTCACACCAAACCACTACCCCATACTTCTTTTTAAATTCTTGGGCTGTCATGCCCTCAGGTAGTTTATCCACATACTCTACGCTAGTCTCAGTCTTCCCTTTCATATAAAATACTACACTCATATTTTCTCCTCCGCAAGTTCATTTCTACACCACAGGGCTACGCAAGAGGCATCAGCCCAATCCTGTTCTGCAAATTGAGTATCCCAAAACCTGTTTGCATACTCTAAAATATCACTCTTCGCTGCATTCCCATTCCCCACTGTCACTTTCTTCCATGTTTTATTTTGTACTAATGTACTCTCCAACCCATGTAAAGAACATATAAACTTCGTAGCATACACTACAGAGGCAATCTGCATTGTAGTGCGTGGGTTTTGAATAAAAATGGGGGCTTCAACAGCCACCCATAACGAAGGATACCTTTCTATTATTATACCTAGCTCCTCGTAAAATTTAGTCAAAAAGTCCACGAATCTGGAGTCAAAATCCTTAATTGGAGAAATCCATTTTCTAGTTTCTTGTAAGACCCCATCATGATTAATGATGCTCCCGTGGACGGCTTTACTAGAGCAGTCTAATCCTAGATAGTATCTATCCATAAGTAACCCCTGGAGAGATGCGAAGGGCCACAATTCTGGAAACTGTGTGGTAGGCCGAAGTATACGCACTAAGCACACCAGACATTTTCACATATGTGGCTTCTTGTTCAATAATTTCTCGACTCAACTCACGTAACTGTGGGTAGTTAGCTAATGCTGCCCCACGAACCTCATCCCTAGTTAACTTTTTCTTACCCTCTGATTCCCTATCCTCTGCCATTTTATATCCAGCAGTTGCATATCCTTCATCAAACGCTGCTTTTAACGCATTCTTACCAGCTTCAATATCAGCTACCCTAGATTCTAAATATGCTTTATACCCACCATATAAAGTTAAAAACTCTTCTAACGTTTTGGAATCAGCATTCATCAAATTTGCAAATTCTAAGTTGGGTTGTTCACTTAAATCCGTCTTAAACGGAGGAACCATTAACTCATCTATAACCCTATTCGCTTTCCCCAACGCCTTCATTGGTGTCCACTTCTCTACCATTAGCATCCTCCTCATATTTTCTACAGGCACACCAAACGGCCCCCGTACAGCTTTCAGGGATTTCTGTAGCATCCTGTATTTTCTTACATCGCTTCACTAAAGCATTCCATTCTTTGGGGCTTCGTTCCACTTTAAAGGCCTTTAATTTTTGGTCATTCTTATTTTCATAGAGAACGATGCCATACGGTTTATCCATCAACTGCAAGTATACTTGTAATTGAATACCGTGTTCAACCTTTGGTTTTCCATAGAGATTTTTAAAGCCTTTATCATTAATTGATTTCAACTCTAACACTACTTCAGTATGTTCTTCATGAGCCAGTAAGAAGTCTGCTCGTCCTGAAATAGGGGGGTCATCACATTTAAGGGGTATTTCTCGTCCTTTTAAAATCCCCATCTGTTCAAAATATTTTGTCATTCTATCTTCTAAAGAAGACCCCGTGTCAAAAATCCGTTGGGTTCCACTACTAATCACTTGTTGAGGTAGAACCCCTCTATATGCTAAGTACAAGTATCTATCACACTCATTCCCTAACATAGAGGGGTAGAACACTCCCACTCGACTACTCCTTTGTTCAGACCCCAACGTATCCTCAAACATTTTAAGGAGCCATTTATCTTGATTAGATGTGCGGCTACGAGTCTTGGTTTCTACTTGTTGGTTAAGTTGTTTAATGCCTGCCATAATGTATCCTTTACCCCTTGTTTAGTAGTATCTTTAATATGTAAAATATTCTCTATTCCAAACACCCGCATAATTTCAGAGTCCCTATAGGTATCCCTCTTTCCCAAATGCCCATACACCCCATCCGCTTCAATAACAAGACCTAATTCAGGAACAAAGAAATCAGCCGTATACTGATTTATAGGTACTTGTTGGTCATACCGCAGACCGAATTCGGACAATTGGTCTGCGATAAGGTTTTCTTGTTTAGTATAATCTCTAGGTAACACAGGCTTTCAACTTCTCAAGTAAGTCAGTGTCTTTCAGAAATTGGTCTTTCAGCCCATTCATACCCATAGCTTTAGTTCCTTCATAATCATACCACGGGCCTTTCTGGATAATCAACTTCTGTTGTATGGCTTCTCTAATGTAACTTTCTAGGATATCTATACCACCATTCACTCTAAAGGGAACAATCGCATTACTCCAATTCTCCCCCCCTACCTTACTCTTACGTAATCTAACTTCCATATCGAACCCAACCTTATTTCCCTTACCCTCTTCAATCCATCCAGACCTTCTAACCTGAAGCAAGAAGTGGGCAAAGAACCCTTGAGCTAAACCCCCAGGCATAGTATCTAAAGCTACAGGGCCAATACTTGACCTTACTTGATTGATAGCAATAAAAGCTGACCCAGATTTTAAGTTGGGGAGAAGCCTGGGCAAAGCCGAATTCACAAACCTAGCTTGCCATGCCATAGGACTAAATTCAAAGCCCTTCTCATTATCCTGCACATCTGATGGGACTAACCCTGCAATAGAATCCAAAACAATGATATCTACTCCTGCCCTCATAAGTTCTTTAGCTGTCCCTAAAGCCTCTTCTCCACTAGTAGGCTGAGATACCATCATACGTTCAGAGTCAATACCACACTTCTCTACCCATTCTGCATCCCAGGATAGTTCTGTGTCTATCCATGCAGCCGTTCCACCCTCTCGTTGAACATTTGCCACTACCTGGGAAGCAAGATAAGATTTCCCCACATTTGTAGGCCCATACATAATGGTCATGCGTTTCTTAGGGATACCGCCACCAGTAAGCTTATCTAGTGCGGGAATGCCAAAGGGAATCCGTGTATAATTAAAAGCCTCACTATTACCCTTTTGCAAATTTAGTTTTTTATCACCCAATAATTGGGCAATTACTTCATCAGCAGTATTTTTCATTCTTTGAAATTTCCTCCTTACACGCTTCAGCCAGAGCAAAACATATAGATGCTAATTGAATATACTGTGTATATCCATATACTGGCTGTATTTGATTAGTAATGTTATTATCCCAAGATGTGTCTTGTCGTTCTCGTTCTAACAACACATCTTCTAATACTTTAATCCTTGCTACTTCACTCATGATGTACTACCAGCATCTAAGACCGTCTCAATCTTTTCATCTACCGCTTCCCTAACCACTGTCCATACTTGGTCTAGGGTATTAGATGCTTCATTCATCTGGTCTTTCACAGACAATTCAGTATCTATGTCCCTAACATCCACATCAATACGGCTGTACTGATTCGTCTCTAGTGGCCCTACCCTAAACGTAAACCCTAAATGTACACTTACTTTTGCCATTCTTTACCCCCCATTTTCTAATTTTTTCTCCCACGCATACTTAACATGCTTCTTAATGTGCCCCTGCTTGATAGCCTCCGATGATGGGGGCTTCTTTCCGTAATGCCACCCATATTTCTCAGCTTCTTTTTTATCCCTACACAACTGCGAATGTATCTCTTTCCCCCTTCTTTTCTTGCCACAACCTTCACAAAATACCGGCGTATTTAACCATTCATAATAAGCCTTGGCTTTTTGCCTTCCTCTATATGACCTTTCCTTCTGGTCTGCTAATGCACGTTCCTTGCGTTTGGTTTCGTTATATTTATCTATATCCCAGTCATATAGATGCTGTAGATTTGGTTGCGCTTTGTGAGGTTTATTATGTTCCTCTAAATACTCTTTTAATGGGAGATGAGGATAGGCTGGTTCCTCCCATCTTTTAGCTTTGCCCCAATTTAATTTAGTCATAATACCCCCTAATCCCAATCTATAGCTTCTTCTATTGTAACAGGTTTGGGGATATCAGTCAAGTATTTCTTGGTAGCCCAGGAAGGGTCACACACCTCAACATCAACCTTGAGCGGAATCCCCAAACTATTCTCTTCTAGTAATTTCTGTATTTCTGATGGTACGCTGTGTATTTCATCATCATGTATTTCACAAATGATTTCATCGTGGACTTGCAACAAGATACGACTCTGTTTGGTTTTAAGGTACTCATGGGTTCTAATCATCCTTTCATTTAAAATATCAGCACTGGTGCCCTGTACTAAATAATTGACACCTTTATAGGCTAAATCCTCTGGTATTACATACTTTCTGCCATACCGATTCTTAACCCAACCCCGTGTACTCACGGTACGGGAAACTTTATCTATGAAGGACTTTGAACCTGATATACCAGCAAAGTACTTCTTTTTGTATTGAAACGCCTCTTTTTCAGAGACATTTAATTGATTAGCAAGCCTTGCCTTCCCTATACCATAGATAACTCCAAACGTAATGTTCTTCGCCATCTGCCTATAAAACTTATATTCACTACTACTCTCTTCTACCCCAAAAGCAATTTTTGCGGCTTCACCATGAAAGTCTACATCTTCTCTTGCCAAGAGTGCATCAACGTCTTCATTGTGTAAATAACTCAGGAAGACCCGAACTTCCATCTGAGAATAATCAAATGACACTAACCTGTACCCTTTTCTAGGAATAAACATTCTACGCATTGCTACCTGTTCTCTATCCTCAGGGTCAAAGGATTCGTCCCCCACAAAGCCCCAGGTGTCCAACACATGGTTACTAAGGTCTAAGACTGCACTAGTACCTTTGGCGGCTATAATGGCGTTTATACGGCCTCTCACGGTATTCCGTTCATCCTCTGTAAGTTCCCTATCCAGCAACTTGAAATGGGTTCTGGGGATGTTCTGGAGATTGGGTTCTTTAGAAGACAACCTACCTGTCAAAGTTCCCCAATTACAGTACGAAGTATGCATTACAGGAGCATCTAAATACGGTTCCAGATAAGTAGATTTCAGTTTCTCTAATGCCCTATATTGTCTAATGTATCCTGCTAAGGGGTCATCTATCTGAACTAGTGCCAATTCACTCCAAGACTCTTTCCCCTTGGGAGTCTGAATAGATGACCTAATGCCCCTCTCATTCAGTAGTTCCCCCACTTGTTGAGAACTGTTTATATTAAATTCTTTATCTGCTAAATCATAAATTTTGGCTTCGACTTCATTTCGACGTTGGTCAATTCTTGTAATAGCATCTTGAACATATGCCGTGTCAATAGCAATGCCTTCATTCTCTAGAGAATATAGAACCTTAGTTAAATCAAATTCTAGATTCATAACATCAACTTGGTTACTTTCTACAATTTGTTTGAGGGTTTTAACGTAGAGCTTATGCGTCCAATATACATCTTGTTCACAATATGGCCCCAGTAGTTCAGGTGGGGATAAGGAGAAGTCTTTATGCCACTTATTAGAACGTAACTCCTTCTTCGTATCCTTATCGTAGGAAGCCGCCGCTTCCCCATATATCCTTTGAATTGTATGGGTTAGCCCCAATTCTTTTACAGAAGCTGGTTCAGTTAAGCGAACCATGACAATGACATCAGCAAAAGTCACTTCCTCAGGCGGTTTATATCCTGCTTTCTCTAGAAACTTGAGGTCAAACTTAATGTTATACCCCACCAACATATCTGTCATCTCCAAGCATCTCATTAACCTACGCTGATGCGTTGGGTCTAGATTCTTTCCCTGCTGATGCCTGAAGGGAAAATAATAGGTTTCGTCTTTATATCCAAGTCCCACCCCACATAGCTGATTACGTCCAAAGGCATCTAAGCCGTTTGTTTCCACATCTACTACAAGGTGGCTTGACTCACTGTGGGCCAAATCTTTTTCAATTTGGCCCACGTATTCGTTAAATTTAGATGTGGTGTCAACCAACATTAAAACAAATCATCCGCATCATCGCTAGAAGCAGTAGACACACCAGCCATTGCTGGGATTTGAGTAGTCTGACCACCATAACGAGACTTGAAGTACTCCTTAACAGTTGGCAAGTCTGCAATCTTCTCCTCTTCATCACTAGGAATTTCTTCCTGTCTGGCGGTGCCAGCTAGTTGGTAAGAGGTATCGAACATCCCCGTTCCTGTACGCTTAATACGCATTACACCCTTATTCAGACCGTTCCAGTCATTGTAAATATCAACCAATTGGTTCCAAATATAGTCGCTACGCCCAAAGGTGAGGGAAACAATACGGAAGTCATTAATTACTTCTTTATACAACTTCTTACCACCTGGGCCTTGAATTACTTCCCAATCATCGTTACGCCGTTCATTATGAATGATTTCATGGACATATGCCCAGAACGCAAACTTATGTGAAGGCCGTGTATTATCAGGAATTCCACTCTTATCTACATCAGGGTCATCCAATAAGTTCACCCACCGACTACCAGAATTATAGGTGTACATATACAAATCATCCAAGTTAGTGTCTCCCTCTTCCCCCGTAGCTACAGATGAAAGGAAGGCTTGGTCACCATCTCTAAACCAGATTTCCCTGCCAGGGACTCCGCTACTACCGCCTTGACTCCGTGTTTCCCGTGCCTCTTGAATTCTTCCTATTCCACTCATATTTTTCTCCTTTTATTAAAAAAACGTTCTATTCTTTATGATACTTAAAAGTTCGTCGCTACTTCTTACATCCTGTACATCTTTGTACTCCTTTGGCAATTTCACATAGCTTACCACAAAACTTTTAGACAAGCAACCCATCGCTTTATGGAATCCTATGCGTCCTGCCTCATCATTATCTAAGCATAACACCAGTTCTTCGGTGTGTAAACCCAATGTTAGTTCTTCTTGGGCTTTAGATAAAGATGCCCCTAATATGGCTACACTAGGACACCCATGCTGGTCTAGCCACATCGTATCTAAGGTACCTTCTGTAATGCATACAAAAGGTGTTTTCTCTACTCTTAAATGTTGCCCAAACAACACCCTAGATTTTTTTAATCCCTTTGAATATAAATATTTTGGGGTCATGTATTGCCTACGACTAACCCAACCAATTAAACGAGATGTGTCATCTTGAATGGGAACTATTAAACTGTTCTCACTATCTATCCCACACCCCCATTTATTAAGAGTGCGTTTATCAAACCCCCTATCAAATATCCATTCTGGCACATACCCCTGTTTGAAAGGGAATTGGACTTCAGGCATCATCATTTCATCTGGAGTAAACTCATCAAATAAATTAATGTCGAACACAGAGATGTTAGACATAACTTTTTGTTGGGCTTCTTCATAGCTAATGCCTAGATACTTCATTAGAAAACTATACAGCGTTCCTTGACCACAGCCTGCAAAACAAATCCACACACCTTTCTCAGTGTTTATTGAACAGGAATCTACAGTATCTTCATGGAAAGGGCACTGAAGAGTGAACTGGTCTTTATCAATAGGGACAATAATCCCTATGTCTGCCAATATATTGGCCCACTCAGTCATTAGAAATCGTCTGGGGCTTCGGCTATAAGACCATTATTAACTTGCCAATCTAATACTGCTGTATTCAATGGCATTAACCCATCTCTGTACTTTTGGAAAGCTAGAAGACGCTTTTCATTTTCATCTTCAATCATACACATAGACATAACTACATCAGAAGCCCGTAACAATGCATCCCCAAAAGCTACTTGGTCTGCCATAGGCGGCATAAATACATCTGAAGCTTCTTTTGTCGCTTGTGTAGAAACAAACATAGCTGTGTTGGTGGATAAACAGATGTTTTTTAACCCATAAAATAACATGTGTGTCTGTTCCCACATAGCTTTGAAATTCTTACTAGAATTAGTTATTAAGTAAACCCCATCAATCACTACAAAGTCTGGTACGTACTTCCGAATAAGGTTATGGATGCTTTCTAAAGATATACTGGACTCTCCCTCAATGTGGTCACACACTAACAATGGAACATTCTCTAAGTTACGTAAAAACTCTTGATATGATTCTTCATCAATTGGATTACCATTACGTAAATCAGAATGAGAGAAATTATACCCCATAGCTTTACCCATAACTACATCGGTTCTCATATTCATTTGAGCGGCAGGCATTTCAGTGGAAATAAGTAGGGTTTTGTGCCCGTTCATAGCCGCCGTAACCGCCGCTTGGACACACACCCAAGATTTACCTACTGATGGCCTAGCAAACAAAGAAACCATTTCGCCTGGAAGCCACCCTACTCCCAACCTATTTACGGAATTGAATGGGGTTTTAATGCCCATAATTCCGTCCCCCATCCTACGTTTTTCAGTTCGTTTTTTCCAATCATCATAACGATTTTCAGGGTGATTGTTATAATACAACACATCTTCATCATAAATAACTGCAACATCTTGCAAACCGTGGTTTATTTGAGCCAACGCATGTTTCGGGTTTTCAGACAATAACTCTTTATTCTCTTGAAAAACATTAATGACTTGCCTAAACAATACTTGGTTTTGAAATGTGTCTAAAGCATAATCAAAGTTGAGGTTTTGAGCAGAAGGGTTTAATGTAGGAAAGTTTTCACACAGTGTTTCAGGGGTGGGAACCTCTCCATAAGAATCATAATGTCCAGTAAGGAATTTATGTGCATCTCCATGTTTAGCAAAATCCTTACTGCTGTATTTAAATTTTCTAAAGGCTAATCGGTCAGTGAGTCCAAAAATAATACCAGATTCAACAAAGTCAAAGTTTTCCATATCTTCTCCAAACCATTAAAGTTTAGATATTATCCTGTTAGAATCTCCATGTACATACACGTCTAGTGAATTTTGCTTGACTTCTTGCGCTTTATCTAAGGCGTCTTGCAAAGTTGTGTATGTTCCCCACAATTGGATTCCATCGGTTTGAATATCTACACTTATAACTCTATACTCTTCTTCCGTTGCTGTCAACCACTGTTTCCTTATCATCCCCCCACGGTGCGTTCTGCGTCTCATTTAAAACTCCCTTAAATAATTTTGCCCGTACTGCTTGACGCACTTTATATGCGGGTTCACCCAAATCTTCAGTAATTTCTTCCATAGTTAGTCCTTCTAATCGTAGTGTGATAAAAGCTTTTTCTATGGCATCTAACCCACACACGTCTACAAATTCTTTGAACTCAACATCAATTGTGAAATCTGAAGGGTCAGTAAGAGCTTTTAAAATTTCGACTGATTGGCTAGGAAGGGACGCCATAAAGTCTAAGTTCACAGCATCTAGACTCACCGTTGCGGGGCTTTGTCTCTGACTTTTCGATAACAGAGTCCGAATCGTATTCGTCATGGCGGTATGTAAATAGGTATGAAAGACTACTCCACGGTCTTCTTCAAACCCTTTCGCTGCTTTTACAATAGCTAATCTTAATTCCTGAGCAACATCGTCTCTATCTAATCCCACCACATATACATTAGAAACCATTTTCTGAACTTTGGGTTCCCATTGCCTAATTAAATCATCATTAATTTCCATGCTGTTCTCCTACCTAACCATCTTTACGTCCCTTATAATAACATGGTTGACTACAGTATATCTTATTATACTTCCTTCTATGCCTCTGTGTCACCTCTGAACGCTTCAAATAAAAGTCTACATGACAAAATGAACAAGTAACTTTTATACGATAGTAATTAAAGTGACAGGTGCCACTACAAATATTAACGCGAAGGCCGACAGGTTCGTTACATTGTTTGCACCTATTGAATTTCTTCTTCTTAGGAACACTAGTATTTAAATCTTCCTTCCTAAGAATTTTATGGACGTATTGTTTAGATACGCCCACTTCCTTTCCTATTTCCACAGAGTTCATTAATGGGTTCTCTGTACGAAGTTGTATTATTTGTTCTTTGCTAGACATTTCCCTCCAATACTTCTATTCTAGCCTTTAATTCTTTAACGGCCCCGATTAATGGTGCAATCAACTGAGTATAACTTAAACCTCTGGGATTGGGTACTTCAGCTTCAGTCCCATCAGGGTCTATTACTTGAGTAACAGTTTCTGTATCAGGCAAATCAATTAAATTAAACTTAGTTTTATCTATATTCAATCCTGTTAAGGCTTCTTCTACTTCTTGGGCCACTAAGCCATAATTAATTACGTCTATAGTCTCTCCAGCATTATCTAACCGTTTATAACTTCTTGGACGTAAGCTATCAATAAAGGCTAATGAATTAGCGTTTGTTAAATCTTGAATATCTGTTTTAATTCTAGAATCTGACCCCTCTGTTAGTGTATTACAGTATACGACTGCCCATTTATAGCTACTGCTTCCTGAATTATAGAAGTTATTAATATACGGAATTACGCTAGTTCGCATCTCAATTGTATTACCGCTAATATCGTTTATTCCAGTTAGGGTAACTAAACCAGCAGTAATATCTAAACTAGAGCTATGGGTATGCCCACCGCTGCCGTGCGTACCGTGGTTATCTGGGTCTTGCCACGTTGCTTGACCAGCAGAACCACTATACACTAAGAGTTGATTAGCTGACCCATTAATAGGAAGGTGATAACTTCCATTAGCAACAAGATGGTCAATGGTTTGGGTGTGGGTTCCAGAGGAGGTGTTCTGGTCACCTGATAAATGTGTTCCCGCTGTAATATTAACACCTTCAATATCCCCAACGTGTTCATCTGTAATAGTAATAGTTTTAGTTGACCCCGTACCTGAAGCAGTTACACCATTACCTACGAAGTTAATTGTTGTAGCTGCTGTCGCTAAAGAGGAGCCTTCCTCTTGTACAGTTAAACTACTACCATTAGCAGCTACATAAGCTATAATAGCTGCCTCTGTCGCTAGTTTAGTGTGTACACCAGAACCTGAACTACTAATAGTTTGCAAAAAAGCATTGGGGCCAGTAATAGAGCCAACACTATCAGTGAAGCCAGCATCAGCACTACTTATAACTAGCTTAGTTGATAGTAGCTCTATATTTACCAGACTCATCAAAGGACTATTTGCGGCAGTAGCCCCTGAACCTGATGCTACAAGAATTAACGCCCGTCCGGTGGCGATTCCTGCTTGATTACCACGATATAGGGTGGTATAACTCTCCTCCCCACTAGAGGGGTTATGTCGCCAGTTAATACTTCTAGCTGTGGTTTCGGCTGCTGCTCCGAAAGCAATTCCATCTGCACCTAAAACAATGCTGCTGCTAGTCCCTGCTACAGTAATGGTACCATCTATTGCTAATGTACTAGCAGAGTTATCCCAAGCAAATTTATCTCCTAAGGAAAAATCTCCAGCTGTACCAGCATGACTGTTCCCATCACTTCCATCTACCCCCCTAACAAAAAATGGGGTGTCATCATCGTTAAAATTACCTGTTCCCATATGAAAGGTAGAGGCAGTTACTGCTAACCCACCTATTGTTCCAGATTCAGCACCAGCTACTAATCGTATATTTGCTGTAGTATCTGAATTTAACCCACCATTACTATTAATCTCAGAAGCATAAGTAAAGTTTAACTGACTGACGGAAAGGGTACCATCTTGTACTTTAGCGGCATTAATAGCATCATCAGCTATTTTAGCTCTCTCTACCGCTAAATCCTCTAACAACTCCGCTTTAATTGAAGCTACGTCTATGATTGCCCCAGCTTCATTTTTCAGTGGGATTGTTCCATTTACTTCAGTATGATTAAGCCAAATGTTGGGCTGTAAGCGAATGGTAGGCTTCGTTATTCCCGCAGTATTAGTAGCGATTACATGGAGTATGGGTATATTATCGGAGTCTCTTGTATACGTCCCAACACGTTTTGTATATAGATGATAGGTTCCTTCTGCACCTAGATTTTCTCCTTCGGGGTCTAAATATACAATATAATGTTGGTTAGCTACCATGTTAGCACCCAGGCCATACGTACCAACAGCAGTAGACCCTGCGGCAAATTTGAAGACTCTACCGTCAACTAACCTCACGGTACCCGCACTCCATGTAGCTTTCAATGCTGTCTGTGCTTCTGAGCCATTGGGTATAGTGACAACCACCTCACCAAAAAGGCTTCCTAGAGCCTGTGGTTGGAGAATTTGAGTTTTTTCTCTTACGCCTAAAGCTGTTTGGGCAATTTGGGATATTAACCCGCTAACTCTATGTCCCCCACCTAATCTACTTTCATTCTTACCAATAGAAGACACCCTACTTTCAGGGATTGGGTCTTCATTATATGCAATCTTAGATATAATGTGTTCCCCATAAACCTCTGCTATAACGTTATCCAGAAAGACTTCAGTTCCTGCCCGAAGCGGAACTATAATTCGTATGGGGTCACCCACAGCAAAGCTTCGCACTACGCCAGCGTCGGATGAAGAGGAAGCATCTAAAGTAGTCCCTGCACTATTCCGCACTTGTAAATTAATTGCAAATGATGTGTTACTCTCCATGTCTCCAATATAACCATAAACATCTAGACCACCATGCTGTGCAATGGCAGCATGATTGGCAGTCATTTTATGTACAAGCATTCCTTCTCGTACCCCAAAGTTTGTGATGTTTACAGCTGCTGACCCATTTATATTTTTAACCGTTATGTCTTGTCCAGCACCAGATGCCGTTGCTGTGGCTATAGAATGTACCAAACCATCCCACCAATAATAGGGGGCTTTAGAAAAAGAATATGAGCCTTGACGTAATCCCGTGGTAGCTTGAGCTAATCTAGAAGCAATCTCTGTCCGTAAATCTGTGGGGTCTTCATCATTCATCAGCCCCATATCTATAACTTTATGCGCTCCCCATACTTTGGAGGGGCGTCCTTCATGGGCTTCTGTTAGCCCCACTGCAAGATTTAACCTACATTTTGCCCCACTGACAGCCCCCCTTAATTCAACATAAGTATCAGAACCATAATTAGAAGAAGGGAAGGTAGATTTAATATCTGACAATAATATGTATGCAAAGTTTGTACTGCCTGTTAATGTACTATGGCTTTGATATTGAATTCTGGCTACGTCATCTAATTGTTTTACCCCCGAAGCATTATAAACATCTATATATTCTGCTGTATTAGTTGTTGCTGCTGTACTTTGATGGTCAGCAGATATATTACGTCCGTCCCAATGGAACGATGTATTAGTGTCTGGGCTAGTACCAAGAGCAACCTCTGTTACATACATAATCTCCAGCCGCTTTTGGGTAAAGTGCGGAGTATTAGTCTCATGGATGCCACTTGCAAGTTTATCATCCTTTGCGTTATTGTACGAAAGGACAGCTTCTGTAGCTAAATCTTCTTTGCTATCTTCAAAATTAAAACCACTTTGCATAATAGTTTGAGCGGAACGTGGGTTACTAATAACGGCATTCACACTATGAGAAGCAGCGGTTGTAGAGGCGTATCCCCTAAGAACCTCTAGTTCATCCCCAGCACCACCACCAGTGACATCTGGCATAACTTGCTTCACATACATATATTCGCTGTCAATCTGAATTTGGTCACCAGCAACAATCCCATTATTAACAACTTCAAACGTAGTTACAGAAGCATTAAGACTTTCTGATATCTCTCCTACATTTGTTGCGGTAGTCCCCACCCTAGCTGCGGTTGTAAGAGTAGGATATTTAACTGTTAAACCATATACCGCTGCGTCTTGCCCAGCCCCTCCCGCAGCAGACAAACGATTACCACGTTTAAAATAATTAAAGTGGGAAGCATTAAAGCCTGTAACACCTGGGCCAATTGTAGCATTGAGATTATTTTTACCATAGTTAGCGTCTACGAAGAAATCGTAGCCAAAAGCTCTTTCACTTGTATTACTAGCGTGGGGGTCTAACATAGCCCACCTAGCAATCTCAGCCAATAGATGTTTAGTTCCAGTCATTTCAGCATTCCATTTGATGTCCCCACGAAAGTCTGTGGCAGACTTTTCAAATCGAGAATGTTGATTGGTTGCAGTACTAGTACCAATATCCTCATTAGTTAATATACCACTAGGACTATTCGCAATAGTCGTGACGTTACTATTAGCAATCGGAACATTCACACCAGGGCCAGCATCAGGCTGATTTCCTTCATAATTAGTGGCTAAATTTAACATGTATTTAATTAAATCACTACGCCCATAGCTAGTACTAAATGTTGCACTTTTAACTAAAGCAGAAGTAGTAATATTAGCAATATCGTTTAATGCGTCCAGTGCTTCCAATTGAATAATAGAACCATTACCGTCTTCATACCGTTTTGTAATTTTGGAGAGTCTACCAGCAAAAAGAACCAGATGACTTTCTAAATCAACTATGCGTACATGTTGGAATTCATAGAAGAAGTTTGTAAAAACGCCCCAACGTTTCCGTAAATAAACCTCACCATCGTCAAGGGTGCCTGGATATGAAGGATAGTCGGGAATTTCCATCCCATCACTATCTTTATACACATGCTTATAAACATCTGTATTGTAAGCTTTAAAATCTTGGGGACGGTTTGTTATACGCATAGTAGCATACATACTACTAAATATTCTATCGGAAAGATTTACACTTTCTAAAGCATTTCCACGCCGTTGATTCGTAGCTATATTTTCATGTGTTTCACAGGCCACCCATCGGGCAGGCTCATATAACCCTGCCAACGTTCCATCTGCGTTCACAATCCGAATTTTCGGTTTCCATACTTCTAGTCTACATTTAGGTGATGCCATTTATATTTCTCCTACGCTGCTGATGGAGTATCTATTCTACTAGTTGCTACAAATTGAAGAGAAAAATCATACCTATCTTCTTTTGCGGCATTCAATGAAAATCTGCCCTGTTGAATAGCTACATCATAAATTGCTCCTCCAGTCGCGTGTTGATTCGCCACACTAAATCGTTGTACTGGGGAGCCTGCGCCAGATGTACCCAGATATCCCCCATATGAAGAAATTGGATACTTGGCATCTCCGATTTCTAGTTGTATAGTTTGACTTCCTCCTAAGAATAGCCAGTTAGCCACCGCCTCTTCTAAAGCATTCTTATAAGGAATGTAATAGGTTTGAGCAGAGCCGCTCCCACCATCAGAAAAAATGGTTGACGCTGATGCGGCACCACGGGTATAGGTAATGGATTCCATTCCTGCAAACCCAAGAGTAGTGTTGGAGGAGTCACCCCCAACGGTATCTACTAAACCTGTCACAGTAATAGACGGCCTATAAAAACCCAAGTCAATAATTTCAGGGCTTTGTTGAGCAATGGGAATTTGGATTGGTGTTCTAGCATAGGAAATAGCTACGTCATTACATTTTAATGCGTATTTTATGGTTGCTGTTGCGTGATTCCCATTTCTTAATAAGACTGCTAATGATGGGTCTGCCATTTAACACCCTCCTTTATTCCTAAATCTTACCACGGGACATCCATCGTTGCATCATGCCCATCTATTTTAATTTGTAAATGGCTTGACGTTGACGCTACCCCTTGTCTATAAGCGTCCAATAATTCTCTCGATAATGCTTCCTGTTCTTTATTCTGGTCACCCATTGCCCCCCAAAGGGCAGTCATTTGTGCTGTCGATGTAGCAGCTGAAATGGGCATCCCTGCTAACCCAAAAGCCCCTGCTCCCGTACTAACAGTACCTAATGCCATTTGGGTGAAGATATTTCCAGCCTTTGTTTGATTCATATAACCAGCTAATGCAGTGGTTGTACCAGCATTAATCATATCAATATCACCCTTGCTCCGCATGTACCCTTCTGCCCATCCTATGGGATTCCATTTACTTCGTTTTGTATGCTCTTCTTCACCAAAAGCTTGACGTATATCATTAATGCCAGACATTCTTCCTAGAGTATTCATTGCTGCTTCGGTGTTTTCCTTTGGGATAACCCAACCCATGTCTGACCTAAATATCTTGTTAACTCCATAGGCTGTCTCCATAACTCCAACAGCTGCTCCAATAATAGGTAAAGCTCTTAACAAAGAATTTTTAACTAGGTTCACACTTCCTCTAAGGGCAACTTTGGTTGCTGATGATGCTGGTAATTCATTTATCAACTTCAAAATACCTGATGCTTTCGTGTTTGTCTCTGTTATAAGGGCTTTTGCACGGCCTGGAACAGAAAGTATGTCCTTCAAACCTTTTAATTTGTCTTTCACCCAAGAAGTAAAAGTAAAGATTTTTATTTTTACTTTAGTTAGTTTACTTGAGCTTCCTCCTGCCATGTCATCGGCATTATTGACTGAGCTTGGTATTTCCTTACCAAATGGGTCAAACAACCCACTACCCCTTGGCCTTACCGTTGGAACGTCTGGCCCCCCAATACTCGGTACGACAGGAGTTCTCCCAAACCCCAAGTCCTTTAGCATGTTTCCTTTCCACTCACCCATAGCTGCACCCAAAGCATTTTTTGGGCTTTGCCCTCTAGCAACTTGTCCAATAAACGCTTCTTGAGAAAAGGGATTAATTTGTTGGGCAATTCCCCTTACAATTCCTAGTGCCACCTTACCAGGGGCCAAACCTAAGTTTCCTACCCTACCCACACCACGTGTGATGAGGTTCTTAATTTTCAGCCCAGCAACAGCGGTTGTAGATACCCCTACCGCAAGCAAAGATGTTTTCAGCACAACGCCGAAATCATCAAACATCTCTTTCATTGCGGCTGGGGCACTACTAATCGTCTCCGTTAGCTTTTTATCCTCCTTCTCATAAGGGGCATCCCAATTTATTGGGTTACTAGCAGTCCCCCTAGTGGGGTCTGGCGTATGGGTTGGGTCACTTCTGGGAGTGCCAAAAGCGGTATCATTGAAGCTCCCTTCATTATTTGCCTGGTCGAAAGCATTACTATTTGCCGCTTGTTTTTTAGGGGATGCACCATTCCACGTTGGTATATCAAGCTTCCAGATGCTTTTACCCCCTAAAGTAGCATTCCACAGGTTCCGAAATATATCATGCCAAGTGTCCCACGAAAACAGAGACGTTATCCCGCTTATTATCTTGCCTGGCGCAGCCTTAATTACGTCTAACATAGGTTGCAAGACGGAATCTTTCCACCACGTTGCACTCCCCATGTTTTTAATCCCATTCCAAATGTCTTCGCCCTTAGCTTTCAGCCAATCATATCCCTTTACCGTCCAGTCCTTAATCTTAATACCCACACCAATAATTTTCATAATGGTACTGCCTACAAAACCGAAGAAGGCTCTGGATAAACGTCCCATTGTAGGAATTTGACGGGCAAACCAACGCATTAATGGCATTAATACTGGCTTGATTAACGGAGCCAGCATTACGTCTACCATAGCACCAAAAATCTGGAAGAAGGCACCAACAGTACTTGTGAAAACTTGAGATTGTTTTAAGACGCCAGCCAACCCCATTTGAATGCCTAGGGTCTTAAACATCTTAGTCCACCATTTAGGCTGGTCTTTGGCGAAACCTAAGGCCTTTACATTGGCATCCTTAATAGTTTTCTGTATCCCCCGCGCTTCCCGTTCCCCCGCAGCAGAGCCAGCATTCCCATTGCTGCCCCCACCACCAGCGAGTCCAGAACCTAAAGAGGGGCTTCCACCAGCCATGCTTGCGGCCTGGTTAGCCCCCTCAATTATTAGTTTACCAAGTATGTTTTCAGCAGCCATTTAGTTATCCTTTCGCATTTAACTCATGTTCCCGTTCTGCTTTAGCCATCATTAGGGCTAATACTAAGGATACTTCAGCGGGTAACATTTGCTCTATATAATCCCACGGTATACCTTTTTCTAACAACGTTAAAAGAACTGTCCAATGATTATATAGGTGGGCTTCATTTTGAGAAATATCACCTAAGTCTTTATAAAAGAGCGTTATTCGTCTTTTAAATTTTCAATGTCATCCATCTCTCCTGTCCCAAAAGCTTGAGGTACAATACTTTCTAAGGCACTTCCCAACCTCTCATCAATCGACAACAAAAATAACTCCGTAGTTTTTCCCCACGGAGCGTCTACTAACATTTCTTTTAAAGATTCTCTAACATAGGAATCCCCGTCAAATTTAGCCCCACCCTCGGTATCCCAAGCCATTGCTTTAGAGAGAATTTGATTCCTCTTACTCCATGATAGAGGACGAACTGTTACCGTAAACTCAGCCCCATCCAATTCTATAGTACGTATTTCTGTTTTATTAGCAATACGATATTTATTGAAGTCAAATTCTTTTTTAGGTTTGTTGAGAGAAAGGGGAAGGGAGTCTTCCAATTCTTCTCTCTGTTCCTCTTCTTCCTCCGTTAACATATCTAATGACGGGCCACTAGCCCCTTTTCTTTTATTTGCCATACTTTCCTCCTACGGGTAATAATAAAGACTATCTGTCACCAATATTTTTGCATTCCTTACTAAGATATCAGCATCTACTTGAACTGGGTTATCTCCTGTTATACCATGTGGGGCAGACCTAAAGAAGGCTCCCTGTTCATTACCACCTGTTGCAGCTGTACCATCATCAGGTATGGTAATCGTAATAGAATCATTTGTTCCTCTAGTAAATGATAACACAATATTAAACCCCTGCATACCACTTCCAAAATCTCCCTCAGTTAGGAATTCTTTGAAAATAGTGTTTCCAGAAGCCCCAGCAGCGGCTTGAGAATCAGGCAACGCTAAGGTTACTCCTAATGTATACTCTCTGCGTTGTTCTCTAATTTCAGTTGGCCCTCGTTTATTTCCCTGTCTCCGTTGGATATAGTATCGCGGTTCTTCTCCGTTAGATACACCCAAACTAAAGGAGCGAACTCTAGCCACCTCTACCCCAAACATGGTCACACTCCCCTGAGAGAAGAAATAAGGGTTGCTTGTTGGGAAATCTACGTTAGCCGCCGTAATACTTTGCATTAAACCGGCATGAGGCACTATTGCCGAACTACTACTAGAGTTACCCTGCATCTGATTATGCTTAAATCCTTGGAAGTTCACACCATCCCAAGACATATTCAGCATTCCTCCCTCATCTGCTGCAAGAGTAGCTGACCCTATCAGACCCCCAAAATACGTCCTGTCGAAGTCATTGGCGGCAGTTTCTCCGCTATCCCGCATATGCACATGCCACGATACAGTATCCAAATCTACTTGTTCAAATATATGGTGGTCATACGTTATGCCTGTAGCTGCTACAGTTTTAATTTGAGTAGTTCCTGACCCTGCTGCTGCATGAGCATAAGTTAACGGATAATCTAATTGTAGCGTTAGGGTACTTATAGCCACAATCTTACGCACCTCAGAGACACTGGTAGCCACTGGAGAAGCAGCCTCGTCTATAGCTATCAATCCACCCACCGCCAACGTGGGGCTAGTGATGGCTGCAACAGTAATAAACACATCCCCTTTTCTTGCCTCAGCAGTTAGATACGTACCAGCAGAACTGGTACTAGCCTTAGTTACTACCTTTCCAAAGGGATAACGCAACGCCCGTCCATTTAGAAGAACAAAACCACTGACAGAGCCTGTAAAAGCCTGTTGACCCTTATATACTGCAAAGAAGTCACGTTTTGACTGAGTACCTAAGAAATAACGGGGTTCCAGAGTTGGAGTCATGTCTGGTACTTCAACAGTATCATATACCCCAGGAATCTGATTCATATAAATATCAGCAGCGGTAGTAATAATAGCTGTTACTACTTGAATATTGGTATTATCTGGGTGGAAAAAGGCCGTAGGAGCATCGAGAAACAAGGTCGTTCCTTCAACTAATTCTACTCGTCGCACTTCAGATTCAGCCGTTGTCCCACTTCCTGCAACTTCGGGGCCAATTTGAATATCTTCATTAGCGGTAATACCCGACATGGCATCTACAGTCATTTTCGTAGACCCCGCAGGCAATCCCGCAGCCATATTCAGAACAGCAGCCCCTGTGCCATCGGTTACATCACTAGCTAATTCGGGGTATCCCCCAGGCGCAGCTTCAGGGCCAAAAGTTAGTTGTGCTTGGTCACTTCGATATACAGCCATTATTGTCCTCCATCATAGAGCATATATTATATTATACTCTGGTTTACGTAGTTTCTAAAAGAATTGCACTGTTTTCTAGTTGAATATTAACTAGGCCTGACCAAACATTAACTTGTTGTTGGGTCAATTCCTGAAAGTTTACAAAACGAATACGTTGAAAATTTGTTAGGCTGTGCATCCTGGCATGACAGAGTTTACGTATTTCTCGTATTAAGTCATACAATCTTTGACGATTTCCATTTGTATGTATCTCTAATTCTATATTATACAACCTATTTCCATATACCCAATTCCCTATGGGAACCTCATCTACTGCGGGATTACCTGGCCTTCCTACTACTACATCCTTTACATTCAAATCATAACGTAATGGGTCATTAGTACTTCCTGTCACTTCAATAAATCTAGGCTCAACCACATTAGACGCATTCCATTGCGTATCAAAGTCATCTAGTAATTCTTTTACTGGTAACGGCTCTGCTGGCATTAGAATATCTCCCAGGAGCGTAAGGTTTCTAGTCGTTCATCTACTTCTCTTGACCACCCCTCAATTTTTTGCATTAATTGTACTCTATCCGTTCCACTAACCGTGAACTGCCCAAAATCTGAAGACCTTAACACATCTATAGCAGTAAGCTTTTTAGCGACATCGTGTATGACCCCAGCTTCCATAGGGTTAGTATTAACATCCCTGCCAGCTAAATACCGCAGTCTGATTGGATTTGTAAACTCACCCCCGCCAAAACGCCACACAGGAGCATTATAGGATTGGAATCTAGCAGGGAGTAAGAAGTACCTAGAAAAATATACTATGCCTACATCTGGGGTCAGGAAAAAATCCTTTGTGCGTCCCTCGGTTTTAGTATCCCAGTTAGCACCATTCCATATTTCAAGGGACAGTATTTTATATGCATCGTTTCTCTTTAGCCTAAAACCATTAAGGTTAAAGTCATGATATTCTTCCGCAATATAATTAGGCCTCCAAGATTTCCTAGTGTAGTAATCAATTTTAGATTGGGCAGCATCTATATATTGTTCCACAGTTATTTTTGATGGTAATGTAGATGTTGTAAAATCTGTAGTGTCACTGATATTTGTTAACTGGAGTAGATTGAAAATATCTTTTGTGCTACAATATGAATTAATAGGACGCATTTGAATTCGTTTAATCGTTGGTGCCGTGTCTGAACTAGCAGCCGTAACCCGAACCCAATATTTAGTAACACTATTAATAGCAACTGTAGCCCAATCACTCAAGAGATTGACAGGGAAAATTTCTACGCCATCTCGCATAAAATCATACATCTTCCCAAAATCAGAAGCATCTGGGTCATGAACCAGTCTAGCTGTCGCTGGAATAAAGGTTGTCCAAGCTGACCCATTATAATATTGCCATGTCAATGCTCCTAGCACTCCTGGCACATCAATATCAAAAGCAGCCATGTCGAACCTTTCGTCATGCCCCAAGTAAAGATAATGAGCAGCAGTATCTAATACAGAAAAGGAAGTCCCGCCTGGAGACTGGGCTTCCAAAGTTACATCTGTATAAGTACTGCTACCATCAAAATTAAATATTTTTGTAAATTCTAACCCTGTGTAAAGGGGCATTTGTTCTCCTTATGTTGCCAATAGTTCCTCTGGATACCCTTCGCTTCTCTCAAAGTCTTCCGCTATGCCATTAGTACTCTTTGGTTGTTCCTCTTGTTGTTTCCCCCTCAAGTACATAGCTATGCCATTGAGGTTATGAATCTGCTGCATAAGGGTTTCCCTCTGCGTATTCAATTCATTTGCTTGTGCCACCAATTCTTCTAGCTGTTGATTTACCTGGGCCAAGTCTTGTTCTACATCTATCTCTGGCATATCTATCCCTCCTAACCTTTTGTTTACTTATATATTATACCGTAGCAAATGCTTTTATTAATATATTCCTAAGCTCATCCTCAGTTTCAGCTTCTAGATGCAAGATATTTTTTATGTAAGGTATCCTACATTGAATAACATCATCCGTTAATGAGTATTTAGTACCGTGACCATTCTCCCCATCTGCTTGAATAACCATTCCTAAGTCTTCTCCCAGGAAGAAATCCCATGTAAAGAAATACGTGTTCTCAATATTAACATTTACTCTGTGGTCATACCAGTGTCCCAAGGAATCCAGAATATTGGCAATATGATGTTCTTGCATACTTGGACACTCATCGCAGAATATACCTTCCCGTTCCCCCATTTCAGTTGTAATCCCTTCTTCCTCATACCCTGAAGGGATAAGAGTTAAGGGTGGAATCTCGTTGTGTTCGTTAATGTTACTTCCCCCGTAACGTTTGCTTCCTTATATATTATACTACCTACTCCACATTAAATGGGGCTGAGGAGGCATAGGTTCATAATTAAAAGATATTGCTATTCGTTCTTGACTACTTTTAATTGTGTTCACCCCATGTCTTGTAGAGCCATTAAAGATTACTAACTGACCCGTTACAGGTTCAATATGATGTTCTAAGTCTGGAAACATTAATGCTCCAGCATAATCTGAGGGTACGGTAAGATAAAATACCCCGCTCCAAACAGCAGGCCAGTGGTTATGAACCTTAGTATAATCACCCTTTTGATATTTTGCCCCCCACATATTCACTATTTGTAAAGGTGGGGGTGACCCATCTATAATTCCTGATATATGCTGTATTATACCACTAAACTCTTCTTCCAGTTCCATAAAGCCTGGTTGCTCTTGCATACCCCAGTCAGTCATACATGCTTTAACATTAGAGGTATAATTTTGTTTATCCCCTTCGTTAATAATATGAATTATTTTATCCCTGACTTCAGGCTTAATTTGTAGTTCAGTTGTAAACACAGTTTCTGGTTGAGTTGTAGCATATTGATGTATGTCAATGTGAGCCATTTATATCACCTATATCTATATTGAGAAGGAATATTCTCAGCATTAAACCCTAACCATAAGTTAATTGAAAACCTACTATCTTTAAATTCTCCTTCATGTGTAGTTGCATCTACTGCATGAACACACTTGTTAGATTCAAAAAATATTGCAGTATTATGTACAGGTGGATAAGCTAACTGGTCTTCGATAGTCTCTCCAGATAGGATAAGTTCTCCACCTTCATACTGTCGTGGTTCAGTATTAAAATGAAGTACACACGTAATAATTCTGTTTGGGAAAGTGGGTTCAGAATCCATGTGCCACCCGTAAAAATCACACATACCATAAGAACTTAGTATAGTTTCCATGTGCGTAGTTTGGCTAACTATAGGAAACATGTGCGGTAATTTTTGGAAGGCATTAAGGAATTGATGACTGCCCAAAGCAAATTCTAATTGAGTTAGGATAACACTTTTCTCTCTCTTGCCCTTATAGTGGGTATCTAAAAAAACAATGTCATTACTTCTTATGGCTAACTTTAACTTCTTAGTTTGAAGTATGCATTCATCGCACTCATCCCCATCTTCTAGGTGTGGTACCCCACCAATGCTTGCTGGTTCAAATACGGGTTCCAGCCATTGTGCTTCAGCTAAACATTCTCTAGCTGATGGTTCAGACAGGAAATTCTCAATTATTACATGAGGACTAGGACTTTCCTTATACTCTATCTTTTGCATTGTTTCTCCTCTAACTATGTCTTTAATTATACATCAGTGGTCAGGTTTTGTCAACTTCCTACTTAAATTTTATTGGGCATCCATGATGTATCTTATAGCCATCTCTTAGATGGGAAGTAAATTCATTAATTACAGACTCCCTATTATTGTATTCTTCACTATTCACTTCTATAGGCTTGACAGAAGAAGTCCATTCTTCTCGTTTAAAGGGAATAACTTGTATAAGAGGCATTCCCCTTTTCAATACCCCAGGTGTGCTAATACCTTTTCTAAACCCAAAAAAGAAATTAACTTGGTTGAAATACGTGTCTGTATTTACGATTCCAGAAAAGAGTTTTATTACAGAATTTTCATTATTTAGAGGTGTTGTAAATAAACACGAATATCCAGGGGGAGTCCGAATAAGCCACGGATTATGAAATGAAAATGAAGCCCCATAAATTATGTCTTCTATCCCCGCAATTTCTTCCCAAGCCCCCCACCCTTTAGCTGTTACTGGTGGGTGACCTGTCCCAGATACTTCATCCCCTCTCCCCCAATTTATGGTCATTCTAGGCTCACTCTCACCATAGTATTCACTTGTGTCAGAATAAGCTATGTCTTGCCACAAAGGAATTATATACCCTGTCCTCAAAGTATCAGTAAATGGTTGGCAGGCTTTAAATGTTGAGTGGTCTTTTTTCCCTATTGTAGGGTCACCACTACCTTCCTCTATGCGTTGCGCTTTTAGCCACCATTCTGGTATCGCTTGCACTGCTGGAATGGGAGGTAACAAAGTCTCTACTGTCTGTGCTGCCGCAAAAAATTCTATTTCCATATTATTAATCTCCGCTATTCTAAAAATTCGCCCCAAACATGCCTACGTTTCCACTAGCATCAGCGGGTTCTTCTGGAGCCATTATCCAAGTGACTGTTTTATACGCAGGATTGACACCAGTGGCTTGCACAACACCTTGAGTACCAGAAGTATAACTCCCTGTAGCGGCACAGTTAGTGGATGAACTATTGTAAGCGTGGTCATGGCAGTTAGGAGACATAACCCTAGTTCCACCTTGACCAGAACCCCAACCCCAGTTCTGTGTTGCACCAAAACCACCTGTACTTGGGTAGGTGTAATTCCCTGTATTAGAAGACGATAGGGTATGTCCGTGATTACCACCACCACCGTGGGAATGACCTCCTGGGCTAGAATGGTTATGGCTGGAAGACCCACCAGTACCTCCAACAGCACCACCACTAGAAGATAATTTAATATATTTAGCAGCATTCAAATTAGGAGTACTGTTGTTGCCATCACATAAAACCCAGCCTTCATCAGTGAAGGTTGAAAGAGTGTCTCCAGATATAAAACCTATTCCTCCCTCTAACCAAGAATCAGAGCTATTAGTTACACCCCACACAGAAATATACGGAGCTTCTAAAGTAGCTCCTCCTGATGTTCCACCACTAGCAGCATTGGCAGTACCCGAAGCGGTACCAGGCCCTGCTGATGGTACTGAATGCGTATGACACCCTGGAGTTTGTTCTCTACAGTAGTCTTCTGGGCAGCCGCCACCTTGACCACCGCTGCCTGAGGAAGTACTGCCGCTTCCCGCTGAATGCGTGTGACTCCCGCCACCACCACCATGCGTATGATTCCCACAAGAACCATGAGAATGGGAACCAGGCGTTACCGCACTCCCTCCACTACTAGCACCACGTATAAACTTTCCAACGCTTCCACCATGTTGACTCCAACCAGATTCTGTGGTAGGGTTAGACGCAGTACCCCACAACACCACAGAGTTTGCGGGAAAGCCATCACCACTTCCATCGCTCTTAATTACACGGAAAGTATAATAAGGAGAAAGGCTGCTACCGGAGCCATAGTTACCATTCCCCCCGCTGCTACCACTAGTAGTTGCAGGGCCAAGGGAAGCAGCAGGATGCACATGGCAGGCACCTCTTCCTGGGCCGCCAGAAGACCAGTACAAATATTGGGAGTAGGGGGGGAAATACGGGGCTTGGGTACAGTTACCTTGCATACTTGAAGTACTGTGAGTATGGCTACCCCCTGGATGGGAATGATTATTTCCATTATGATTATGGTTATCAGACCCTCCCGTACCAGAACCGCTATTAGCACTATAGGGCATTTTATTATCAAAAGCCGTGTCAGTAGTCCACCCACTAGGAGTAGAGGCACTACTGGGCCATAAAATTCTTACGTTCTCTGGAATCGAAGCCATGCTTATTCACCACCTGTAATGCGTGTACCAGTAGACCCGAAAGGACTATCTATCTCTGTTTCCTCCCCAGGTTCTTCATCATCTGGATAAACACCATGTAAATTCTTTTCCCGCACAATCATGTCTTTTGCAATAATTGCACTTATTTCTTCATCTGTTGCCCGTTTAGGAACTTCTATCCGTACATCATTCATAAATGGATTCCATCTTTCTAGGGAGTCATCCAGAAACTTAAACTCATACGTTACGAGCAAAATATCAAACAAACCCCCTGGAGATTCCAAAGCTTTGGGCTGCACCGTATACCCCATTACAAGCGTAAGTGGCGTTTCTTCTGATGGAACGACATCTGGGTTATTCTCAATATTTATATCTTCGCCTGGTGTTACCATTAGTCTCCTCCATATCCCCTTAGTTTAAGCGAATGCTACGGAAGCACTCCCGTAAAAATTGGTGCCATCATAAAAGAAAGCTACTATATCAATCCCTGCTGCGCCTGCAAGCGTAGGAGCCGTGCCAGCAGCCCACATAATAGGAGTAACGGCATCACTCCACGTTACTGTCCTACCAGCCCCAGAATGTATAATCTTTAGCATAACATTACCAGGGCCAGCAGGAGCAGCCATTGTAATTGTTACGTTGCCACTTAAAGTAACATATTGTTTCATCCCAGTTGCCCAGTTTAGAGCGACTGTGCCAGAACTAGCACTTCCACCATTTACTAAAGCAAATGTAGCAGTCTTTATATTTGCGATATTCTGGTCACTGGCATCCATATCCGCACCACTCAGAGTCAGTGCGCCAGCTATATCCACAGCACCAGAAAAGTCTCCTGTCGCTGCATCTAGTTCGCCAGAAATGGTAAGGTTTCTTTGCCCTGTAGTATCTACGTTTGCATCCGCAGTAACTACTTTAGAAGCAACAGCAGTACCAACTGTGGTAATACCATCTAGTAGCTCTAATTCAGCTTCAGCCAGAACTGCGTTACCAGCAGTAAAGCCTGTACCCGTTACTAATCCCGAAGAAGTAACCGCACCAGAACCAATTGTACCTATACCTGTTATATTCGTACTGGCATCTAGCACCAATGCTTTAGAGGCAGCAGCCGTGCCTGCTGTTATATCCTCAATTTGTTCTAAATCAACTTCTACAATTGAAGCATTCCCTATTGTAAATCCTGTAGCACTTACTACACCCGAAGATGTAATAGCCCCAGAACCAATTGTACCTATGGTTGCTATATTTTTACTGCCATCCAAAACTACGGCTTTATTTACAGCAGCAGTACCAGGCGTAATGTCCTCTACTCTCTCTAAATCAGCTTCTACCATTGTGGCACTACCCATTGTAAGCCCCGCAGAAGTAATAATCCCAGAGGCACCAAGAGTGGTAATACCAGATAATGCTCCAGCAAAGACTACAGCACCATTAATGTCTACCGTAGTATCCGATTCTATGGTGAGAACACCATCAGCCGATTGGTGAATAAAAGTACCGGCATCGCCAAACTGTATTTTACGAGAACTGTTTAACAATAATCCTGTATCGTGTACATGGGTCAAACTTACATCTGAGTTTACACCAAAATTCACTACAGCCGCATCAGATATTAATGTTAAATCATCGCCAAGAATGGTATCTAAAGTCACGCTTAGTCCACCATCTGTTTGAAGGGAGCCATCCGTAATGGACGTTGCATTCGTTGTAGCATCCGTTTTTATAATCCCAGATGAGGTAATTGCACCAGCACTGATAGTACCTATCCCTGTTATGTTAGTACTGGCATCTAGAACTAATGCCTTAGAAGCGGCAGCGGTTCCTGCGGTAATGTCATCTATCATTTCCAATTCAGCTTCTGCAATAACAGCAGACCCAATGGTAAAGCCAGTAGCAGTTACTACACCAGTAGATGTAATTGCGCCTAAGCCAGTTACGCTACCATCAGTAGCGAAAGTGTAGTTACCATCAGTAAACACACCATCTATCGTTAAGTTTCTAATGGTTCCGATATCTTTATTCGCATCCACTACCAAGGCTTTGGAAGCCACCGCAGTACCAGCAGTCAAATCATCTATCTGTTCTAAATCGGCTTCGGTTATAACCGCACTACCGATAGTAATAGACGTAGTAAAGGTTGGGGTAGCCACAGGAGCAATGCCAGCTTCTGCAAGCGTCTGGTTTATCCAAGCAGAACCATTCCACTTTAGTACTTCCCCAGAAGCGATTGAAGAAATGGTTACATCTGTCATTTCTGTGATAGTATTTAAAGCAGTTGTGGCTGTGGTTACAAATGCAGTAGTAGCCAACTGAGTGGTATTAGTCCCAGCATTGGCAGTAGGGCCAGCAGGCGTTCCTGTAAAAGTAGGACTCGCTAAAATACTAGCCTGGAGATTCGTGATGGTTAACTGCTTCAACGCTGTAGCAGAAATATCATAGATAATGAGGGTATCATCTGACGCAGGCGTACTTCCCAAACTACTTTGGTCTGTAATGAACGAGTTCCGTATTGGTAGACCTTCTAACGGATTAGCTATATATGGCATTTTAGATTACCCCTTTAATTTGAGTAGCCCCCGTAGGCTCTGCGTTCACCAGCGGGTTGGATTTCTCCCATCTGTTGAAACATTTCTCCTATTACTTCATGTTCACCCATGATGGTCTGCATCTGGTCATCTGCAACTGCGAGGTTCTTTTCTAAGGTATTCAACCTTTCGGTTAAGCTTTCCGATTCTGCGTGTATTGCTTCTAATTGCACAACCGCAGTTGTAACATCACTTCTTAAAGATAGTACCCACCCTATCAATCCTATGCCCACTATAATTAGTGGGACTATCGTAGCTATGAGGCTTAGATTCATTTTGCCCATAGTATATTATACTCCATTCCACATAATTTCTGGGTCATACAGATGGGCTACACCATTCTTGTCTATGGTAATATACCCCTTATGAAAAATATGGGCTACCGCATCCTCTCTATTCCATTCAATCGAAATATCTCCTACGTAATCCTTTACAAGTCTCCTAGATTCATCGTCCATCCAAGGCTTACGTTCATCCCTAATACGCCAACAAACGTCATGTCTATTATAACATAAACGATTGTTTGTAGGGGGTAGAGTTTCCCCTTCTTCGACTATTTCATGTGGGAGACTGTCGGGGTCACGGTACAAATACAAAGTTTCCCCATCTAAAATAGGTATGGCTTTCAGGTATAAACGGCCTTTCGCATTATCCGTAGAAAGCACTTGAGCCTTACCCATTAATTCTTTAAAATGCCAAGTCCCTTTATCTTTTATGATGATTCTCATAAAAGCTTTGTGTCTATCCCAAGATAATTCTAAGGTATTTAATTCCGTAGGTATTGGCTCTTGGGGGCCAATGTCCTCAAAACTTTGGAACTGGCTTTCAGGATAAGTTTCCAATAACTCATCTTCCGACAACAAATCAAATTTAGTTTTTTCTACCATTGGTACCCCCAATACCCGCCAAACTAGGCAATATCTTAATCTCGCCAGTCGCTTCCAATATTTGGATGCGGTCTAATGTTAATTCACCATCTTTCAGTTGTTGAAGTATAGGTTCTGAAACTTGAGTAGGGATTTCTAAATCAGGGTCATGTTCAAAGACAGATGATACACGATACCAATTCCTCCCCCATGCTAATTTTTGCGCCTTAGAAATAGCTTCAGCCTCATTAGTCGCAATCAAGTCTAACGTAACCTGGCCCTGCAAAATTGGTATGCCTCCCATACCTGCAATTTCCTCATCATATCCTAGAACTGTGTAATGCGTATGTCTCATCTATCCTCCGTTTATGTATTCTCTAATATACTTACTACTGCGTCTAAATGTGTAGCCCCAGTTTGACACCTAACTTGAAGCGTGTCTCCCGTGCCAGAACCAGTATTCGCTAGAACTACTTTACCTGATATAACTTCCAATGCGCTGCCATATGGGATATCCGCATTTTTAACGAGGTAAACATCGTCACCCTGACCACTTTGACCTTCGATTAAAACATCTACAACTACTGCTCCCCCCGAAATATTAGTTAATAGCAGACCAATTACCACTGTATCACAGTTAGGGGGAACTACATATAAATCGCTAGTACCATTAGTTGTATTTGGTAATGCAGTAGTAGGAACATCGCCCATTGTTGCTCTTTTAAATTCAGTTGCCATTATTACTCCTTACAGTGCGACTGCCATTGCAATGGCGAATGATTCGTCTGCGGAATCCCCAGCAGCATATGTTTTAAGCTGCGAAGCATTAATATATTTCGTAGCTCCACCATCATCAATTAACAATTTATCCGCATCAACAATTGTAATTCCAGTTCCATCAGTACCACTGTCTATTTGAATTGCCCCACCCGCTACTTTATCAGCCGTTGAAATTGTGGCTAATTTAGTGTCTACTATTGCAGCATCAGATTTAATATCTGCATTGACAATAACATCGGCAGTTATAGCAGCAACACTAGTAACATTTGCAGAACCATTGAACGATGCAGAAGTCCAAGTAATATCACCTGACGCTGAAATTGTTCGACCAGTAGCTAACGTATCAGCATTCCCTGTTACATCCCCCGTGACATTTCCTTCTAAATTCGCAACAATTGTTCCGACAGAGCCTGATACTACTTCACTAGATAAGGTAGCATCAGGTACAAAGGTTAGTTTCGCAGCAGAATCATCCCATCCTAAGAATGCCTGTTTAGCAGCAGAGCCGTTGTGGTATTCCATCATCAGGCCCACATCTTTATTTGTATCGGATGCTAAATCTCCTCCACCAGAGGCAGTTTGTAAATGTATAATGGGGTCTACAACCGTTAAGACAGTGCTATTGACAGTTGTGGTAGTTCCTGTTACAGTTAAATTGCCTGCGGATATAGTACCTGTAGTGGTTATGTTACTAGAACCAGTGTCAATAGCCCCAAATCCCGAAGTAATGGAGCCTGCATTCAAGGCACCTGTTGCTACGATAGCTGTTAGATTGCCCGTTCCCACCAAAGTCCCTGTTGCCACAGGAAGAGTGAGGGTAACATTCCCTGAATAAGCACTATGAGCAGCAGACTTTAATTCAGCATAATGAAGATTACTAACTTCACAATACAAACGAACTACTGATGCTGTGCCACCATTCTTAACATCTAATATACCAGAATTCAACGTGGTATTACCAGAAACGGTTAATGTACCAGCAAGAGTTAAAGCACCATTGGCAACAGTAATTAAATCTGTATCATCTGTATGGCCTATCGTAGCCCCATTTATTAACACATCGTCTATATCTAAAGACCCACCAGAAATTAAGCCAGTTGTAGTAATTGCACTAGAACCATTGTTAATGACCCCAAAGTTGGAACTAATTGACCCTGCATCTAAAGCCCCTACAGAGGTTATCTGAGTTTGAGCAGCATCTACATTTAGTGTATTAGTAGATAGGGTTATTCCTGTACCAGCTACTAAAGTTGTTTTAGACATTTCAATGGCTGCGGAAGCATTGATATCTGCATTTACTACTACACCACTAGCAATCGCTACGGCACCATCTGTCCCTAATGTTATATCACCACTAATAGCTTTATTATCCCAACTATCAGTACCATCATATATTAGAACATGTGCGCCAGCTATATTAGCAATCGTAGTATCATTCAATAATGCTATAGTATCAGATGAAACACCGCCAGCTACAAGGTTTCCAATTGTTACTTTTCGTACTCCTGAAGCAGAAGCATCATACATTATCACAAAATCATTAGAATTGTTAACTGTAGTAGTTGCAGATAGGTCTGTCACGGCTCCAGCTGCTAAAGTCATAGCCCCTGTATCATTAATAGTAGCTGCCCCTGATAGAGTCGCATCTCGCCATCGAGAAGTTCCCGTATCATATAGAATTAGGGCTGCGTCGGTGGGAGACGTAATAGCTGTATCAGTCAATCCTTCAAAAGCAGTACCACTAGCAGCTTCTGTAAGGTTATATTCTACATTTACATCATTTTTAAAATAAAGCTTATTATCAGATTTAGCATACATCACCCCAAAGCCTGATGCAGGCTGGCCTGGAGCCGAACCTTCAACAACCGTAATTCCTGCGGATGTAAAACTCTTATTAGAAAAGGTTTGAGCAAGACTATTGCCTGCAACTACATTCCATGCACTCCCATCCCACATATACATATCATCTGTATTTGTTTCAAGGAAGGTTGTACCCGTAAGTACATTGCTTGTGGGTTTAGTATCGCCACTAACCCCAGTAAGTCTATTTCCAGCTAAATACTTAATTGCCATTATGCAACCCTCGTCCAATCCGTCATTGGAACCTCGTAAGAATGTCCACAGTATAGCTCTAGGAGCATCGTAGAACGGGCAAAGTCATATGTCGGGTCTTTTGCCCCATCTCTACCACCACATACCCCACAAATCGCCTTAGGTGACGTTAATTCCACTTCTACAACTGCCCCTGCCTTTTGAATCTTACAAGCTAAAGCGTTATTATTCGCATCTACTTCTTTAAGATACAAGATAGCAAATTCTGTTGAGGGGTCAGCAGGAGCAGCCTTAGTATCAAATGCTAAAAAGGCTCCATTTGCAGTAGCATTACTTATAGTCACACCGCTAGTCCCTTTTCCAGATATTTTAATGCCTGTATTGGTTTCTCCACTAGCTGTTATAGTCGCAGGATTGCCTGTAGACCCATTTGCGAGAGTAATTTCATTGACAGCACTTCCAGTAGCTGTTACAATCATTAACTCATTGCCGTTGGTGTCTAAAATAGACGTACCAATTCTAGGACTTGTTAGCGTCTTAGTGGTCAACGTTTGTGTGGCAGCTAAGGTAACTATATCAGAACCACCAACAGTTCCAGCATCAGCAGTTAAGGTATCTATATTCGCAGTACCATCAAGATGCAAATCTTGCCATTCTAATGAGGCAGTACCTAAGTCTCTAGCACCATCACTAGAAGGAACCAAATCACTATCAAATCTACCTGTAGCAGTAATGGTATCACTAGTCGCATTCCCTAAATCAACATCTCCGTTAAATACCCCAGCCCCTGTCACCGTTAGGGAGCCTAATGTACCTACAGAAGTAATGTTAGTTTGGGCTGCGGTTGCGATTGTTGCATAAAGATTAGCAAATTCCGCATCCCCTACTGTCCCTGAAAACACTTCAGAGCTATTAGTAGCATTAGTGAAGAATTTAAACCTACTATCACTATCATCTAGACCAAAAAACCCTATTCTAGCAGAGGAACCATCATGATATCTAAACTCAATGCCTCTATCTTTATTATCATCACTTCCAGGGGCTGTATCCCCTCCTAAAGTGAATACGGGGTCATCAATAGTAACAGTAGTACTATTAACTGTGGTAGTAGTTCCACCGACAGTAAGATTTCCTGAAATTGTTACGTTAGCAGGCAAACCAATCGTGACAGTCCCACTTGATTCGGCTACAGTCGTTTCATTTGCTGTTGCAGCTATAGTTAGCGTTCCACCTGGGGCTACGTTAGAAGTATTAGACCCATCACTTATTACTAGACTAGGCCCAGATAACTTCCCGTTAGCAATGCTGCCAGCAAGTTGGTCACTTGTGACTCCACCGCTTTTAATGGTAACAGCACCGCTGGATACTGAGAAATCATTGCTACTGAAACTGGCAACCCCTTTGTTACTCGCACTAGCATCCTCTCCCTCAATTGTTACTAAATTAGACCCCATTGTAGTATTAATGCCTTCTCCCGCTGTGAAGGTAAATGTCTCCCCCAAGGAAGTGGGGTCATTGCTCCCCGATTCCGCAGCAAACGTAATAGAAGCAGATGCAAGATTAGCATTAGAAATCCCAGCAGAACCACTTAAATTAGCGTTGACAATGTTACTTACTGTATTATTAGAAACGTTTATGGTTTTGTTGGTGAGTGTCGCTGCATGGGCTTCCATTGCAAATGTGTCATTCCCTGTTAAAAGAGGCATACCGACAGTTCTATCTGCTGCCAATTCTTGAACAGAGAATATATACTGGTGGTCAGATGAAGTATCATTAATTTGGGGGGTTGTCAGAACAGGACTTGCCAGAGTTTTATTGGTGAGTGTTTGAGCAACTGCATCCCCAGCAACAACATTCCAACTATCACCATCCCAAAAGTATAAGTCATCTGTATTGGTTTCAAGAAAAGTTAGCCCTGTAACAATATTACTTGTATTAACGTTGGCTCTATCGGTGGATGTTCCTGCCCAGTTATTACCGGCATAATATGTAATCGCCATTACTGTATTCTCCTCAAATTGGACATTTCCATTTCATAGGAGTGCCCACAATATAGTTCTACTATCATTATACCAGTTTGGAAGTTAAAAATGGGGTCTTTTGCTCCATCTTCACTCCCACAAACACCACATACACACCCAGGAGAGGTTAATTCTACCTCAACAACACTTCCAGCCTTTTGTATCTTAATTGCCAGAGCATTATTATTAGAATTTATTTCTTTGAGGTACAATCGCCCCTCTTCCGCGCCAGGGGCTGTGGGAGCAGAGATAACAGAAAAATCTAAAAATGTTCTATTAACCCATTTACTAGATATACTGTCATATTGCAAATGATTATTATCTGCAATACTACCTATAGTTGTATCTGACATCCCTGCCACAGAGTTACTAGTACCTACAAAATCTACAACCGCTTTAGCTGATGGAATTGTATTATGAGAAGCTGATATAGATGTTAAATCGGTATCTAATGTATTTATATCAATATCCGATGTAACTATTTGTTGAGAAGTGGCTCCTCCTCTTGCTCGTTTAAATAAAGGCATGGTTTATCTCCCCCAAGCGATACCACGTATCCTAGCATTGGTTCCCCCTGCCCTAATAATACTAATCTTAGACCCTACATATACTGCGTCATCAAAATATCCCTCATCTTGAGGAACAAGCATTGAAGAAGTTGTCGCATCCCCATCAAATTCCACATATGCGTCTGCTAATTCTATTACAAACGATATTTTACTGCATTCTTCCATAACTGCACCAATATCAACTACAGTTTCTGCTGAAGCCCCACTCGTAGTAACCGTAAACGTCTTATGTTTACTATAAGTTTGTAGAAGTTCTATCTCTTGTCTCCACGGCTTAGTTGTCATCGCTAAACTCCTTGTGAGCAAACCTTAGTAAGGTTGGTTTGCTATTCCCCAATGTATTTTTTCGATAATTAAGAGCAGAGGATGCCAATGGCACCTTAAATCCTTCTTGTTTGGCTATAGCCCCAACCGACATGGGCCTTGGTGCCGATAATTCTGCCCGTAGACGCTTGTTTTCTACGGCAATTGTGGTCATATCATCCATTAAGTCATCCATTTGCTTACTTAGCTCGGTTCGTACCCGTTTTTCAGCATCCGTACTCCCACTTTGGTTCCTAATCAGCAGTTGTTGTTCTAATTCATGCTTGTGAGTAGTCAACATTGCCACTTGCCCATTCAAGGTCAGGGATTCTTTGTCTAATTTCTCCCACATTTCTAAAGTTTCTGTGTATTTATTACTTAAATCTTTAGAAAATTCCGTTAATGCTTGATGTTCTTGCTGCAAATTCCCCAACACTGCCCTCAATTCGGACTCTACAGCCATTTTATTAAGGTTCTCTTGGTAATTCGACTCTACTTTATTTTGCAAATTAGCATTATTGACCCGCAATTGTTCCAATTCAGTCTGTTGGGTATCTGCTTTGGTCTGAACAATGTTCAAATTAGCAGTCATTTCACCCCAACCAGAGGACATGTCATCAAAATTAGACTTCATAACTGCCATTTCCTCAAAAATACGGTGTTTTTCAACCACTTCTGCATCTAAATTGTCAATTCTGTTCTGTAAAAGCTTATTATCCCCCAATAATGCCTCATTTGCGAGGCTTTTACTCTCTAAAAGGTTCTGCAATTGACTCTTTTCACCGTTTATATCGTCAATTTCAACGATTTTACCCTCCAAATCAGTTATTTTTGACTGTAAAACGGCCTCTTTATGGGCATTATTAAGGTCAAAAATTTGCGTGTTTTGGGGCTTAGAGACGGGGTTTTTGTCGTAAAATGCACCTAATTTCATATTATTCCACTTCATCCAAGGTTAAAATCTCAGATGTGAAGTATCCATCAGGCAAAATAGCACTTGGGAGATTTTCCATCCATTTACGGGTAGATTGTCGAGGCACCCACTTATTTGTATCCACCTGAATGGCCCTATTTACAAAATTATCCATATATATTTGATATCCAGCTTCATAACTATAAGTTATATCATCTGTGGACTCCCAATAACGCACTTCACCCACTGGAAACTCTACAGGTACAGGAATATTCGGTAAGGTCTTATTTACTTTAACCATAATAATGTGTTTTTTAGGTGTTGCCTCTTCTACTGCTTCTGAAATGGTTTGAACGGTGGGATGTGAACCCCACTCCTCTAGTTTTGGCCCATATACCACTAATTCTGGTTTAACCGTCTTTTTTCTAGGCATTTTTTACCCCCCTCTTCTTTTTTTCTTCTATATTTGACTTTGGATGCTGCCCAATCCTCTTTTTATCGTGAGGCTTCGTTTGCCCAGCGTCAGCAACGCTTCGGAAACGCCGTCCAGCTTCCATACTACCAGCACCTTTACCACCTGGGCCTTTACGAGAGATAGAGCGTTCATGAACACCCGTACCTGACCCACGCATACGTCTTTTACCCTGTACTTCCCATACGGTACGCCCTAATTTCTCTGGGCGAGTCCAACGATGCTTAACCGCATCCCACATTAACCCCATTCTAGGGGGTACGGGGGCATGGTCTTTATAAAGCATCGCTAAATCATCTAAAAAATTGCCATCATCCGATTTTCGCAGTCCTTTCAACTTACGAATCATTTCTTCTTGCAATTTCCGCTTTTCTTCACGGTTTTGTGTCCGTTCCCACTCCTGAGCCATGTGTGGGGGGACTTCATGACTTGCAGTATCCGCACTTAATGCCCACCCAGCCGCAGCAGACAATAAACGGGCTAATGCAGGGCTTACACCCTTTTGCATGTTCATAATAGCCTTTTCAGAGTCTTTTGCCTTAGATTTTTCCTTAATTTGCTTCCATCTTTTAGGATTATGTTGTAAAAACCTTACATAAGCATTCCGTCTAGTGAATTTATCACTTCCTTCGGGGGCATCCCCCATTCCAGGCCTCCAATCACTTCCCGCAGCACTACGAGTATCCCCATGCCGCATTCCTACGGCTGCTGTAGCGAATCGAGACATTTCCTCTATTTCACTGCCTTTACGTCTTCCCCGTGACCCATAAACGGCGGGGTTTTTATATGCAGCATTAGGGTCACGCGGCCTTCCTACAGGCTTTGCTCCCTCTTTTCGTTGCACCTTCATAAGAGCTTTTTGAGTAGATTGCGTCTGAGATTCCTCTTTACTACGTCGAATGCCTGCAACCATTCGTTCCAAAGCATTTTTATTGTGGTCTGCAAGAGTTTTCCTAGCTTCAGAAACATCATCCTTGGACATATACTTGATGTCTCCCTCATCAGCAGCTATTTGACGAGCAGCACTACCCTCCCGCATATTAAAGCGGGGGGCACCATACCCCTTTTCAAAGAAGCCCTGTAATTCGTCAAAGGCACTCATAAATAACTCCTCCACAAGTTCATATATTATATTATACTATGTACACTACGAAAAATCTATGCTATTAGCCCCTGTAATGTGTTTTGTTGTCTATTGCCCGAATCATCCCCCACTAACCCTTGAAGTTGGCTGCTTTGTGGGGAATCATCTCCTATCAACCCTGACAACCCTCCAGAAGGCGGCTGTCCTGCTTGAGAAGGTTGGTACTCTTGGGGTGGGTTCTCAAACCGACTAGCCCAGCTACCGTCCCCCTCAGAGGGATGCGGAGCAAATTTATCTTGTACTTGTTGATTTCCCATATGCTGGTCATATAACCTGTTAATATGTTCCCAATCGGAGTCCAACTCAGAATTTAGCCCATTTAATTGGTTGTTTATATTTTGAAACTTCAGATTTTCCTCATCATGGTTTTGATGTTCTTGACTCTTAGCCGCACCTGTTCCCCGCTTTGCTCTTTCAGCTGCCATCTTTACAGCTTCTTGTTGATGCCACTTACCTCTTTTAGAGACATGGTTTCGCAAGTCCTTCATATCTTGTGCCCGTGCCTGGGCTTCGCCAGGAGATAGATATCTCATTGGCTTCCCATGCATCTCTAGTTTATCCATAACATCCTTAGTACGTTGTTCTGCTTCTGCATCAACCCTATATTGTCTGCGTATCCGACGTATGGCTTCAAAAGCGGGGTCTTTACTACCTAAAGCTCTAGACACCACTCCCTTCACCCCTCGTCCTATACCACCAGCACTAACATCTGATGTTACCGCAAATGGGTTTATAATGCCACCAAGCCATCCTACTATACCAGAACCAGGGTAATTGATTACATCTTGATAACGCTGTCGATATTCTTGATTACGGCCCCAGAATTCTCCTGAATGTCCTAACTCATCTGACATTAAGTCTTTACTCCCTGGTTGTGATTGAGGCTCCGTAGAAGCCTGTCTCCTTCGACGTTCCAATGCATCTCCTCGCAACACGTCCTTTAATAGTTGCATCTGCAACGGTGCTTGTGGGGGCGTCTGTGGGGGATTCTGTGGACGTAAGACCTTCCCAGTTAAGAAGTTACCTTGATTGTCCTTAAAACTATCCGCTGTTTGAGTGAAATAATTATAAAACTGTTGGGAATGATAATCATGGATTACATCATTCACTGTTTGCGGTTGAGTCTTATCCTTTTGTTGAACCGCAGACCACTCAGCATCCGCATGATTAATGTTACCTTGGGAATCCACATAGTAAGATAAGTCATTGTTGTTGTTCATTTGAGCTGTTTTTGCTTTACCCCTACGAGCAAAGGCATATCGAGGGTTGGGTTCCCCCTGACCATTAGCTCTATGAGAGCCATGATAGTGTTCCCCCGCAGGAATCATCATACCTGAGCCTGCCCCAGCAGCCGCTAGTTCATCTCTCACATCATTATACCTATGGGGGTTTATCCATGCCCCTGATTCGGGATGGAACCAACCATGTTGTACACCTTGTTCCCCTAAGAGGTTTTTAGTCTTTGCAAATTTAGTATCATCATTATCAAATCTTTCTAATGCACCTCGATGGTCAAGAGGTCTAAAGTTAGCATACCTGTCTACCTTACTCCAGAATTTTTCAGCAGCGGATGGTTGAGGTTGATTGCCTGGCGTCTCATTATAATCAAAATAATGGGTATCCTCGTCAAACTCCAGCGAATTGGGGTCAATTTCCTTCCCCCATTCTCCAGTTCTCTCATCACGTTGTCGAAGGTCATGCACAGTTCCCGCCCCATTAGAATCATATTTAATGACTAACCAGGGTTTGTGGTTTCTATTAGAACGTAATGCGCCCCCTTCTCCCACAGCTTTCATATATGCCGCCTCGCCGTGCATCTCCTTAACATGGGCTTTACCCGCTGTCTTCAAGTGTTCTTCTCCACCATATTCTACATTATCTTGTTCCGCTTGGGCTTTATCCGAAGCAATAAATTCATTCATATCAAAATCTGGTATGTTTGCAGCGGCTTGAGAAATTTCCTGCCAACGTTGATTCCATATTTTTCGTGTGGCATCGGTCATATGTTCCCCGTGTTTATTTTTCCAATACTCCAACCTACGAATTTGAGTAGTAACGTCATCTTGTGTGGGCATCTGCTGTAGAGGAAGAATTCCACGATAGCCCTCTATATCATTAGCATCCACCTGAAGTTGACGTTTGTTAGAGTCTGCTATATGTTTTGCATTAGCTTTAAGGGCGGCTCCGTAATCGCTTCTAAATTGTTTAGGAGTACTGGCTGCATTCATCCGCATGTAGTTTTCCATATCCTCATCTACAGGAATCCCCGTATTTTCAACGGCAGATTTATACGCCGCTAACATACGTTCTAGTTCATCTGCTTCAATGGGTTTATCGGCATCAGTAAGTGTTTTCGTTGATTTTGCTTCTTCGGTTTCAGCCCGTAGTTTAGCCTTATCTCTAGCTTTCCGACGTACTTGGATAACTCGTTTATCGTGTTCCTCTTCAAGGCGATTGTTTCCATGATGCCTAAGCATACTACCAATCTCACCGTCAATCTCCTCTTGCAAGTCAGGGTCATTCTGGGCCTGCTCTTCATAATCCTTACCGAATTGTTGTCCTAATATCTGACGAATCTGTTCATTTCGGGTTGAAATACTTTCGGGTACCTCGGGTTCGTCAAATTGATTGCCCTCTACCATTAAACCTGTACCAGCTAATAGAGTTTCCTCTGCACTAGGCTCTTTCCACTCCCAATCCCCTTCTAATGGATTATTTTTATTCGCTATCCATACCCATTTATGGTTCTCTTGACCCCAACCACTTAACTCTGGTTCAGGTGGGGCTACTTCAGCAGTACCAGCAGCGGGGGCAGCATCAGCAACAACAGGCTCAGTAACAGGCGAAGTTGTAGTAACGGCATCAGGGGATGGTGCTACGGCTTCTTCCTGTACTGCGGCACCTATAATTTCAGGAGCAAATCCCCAACGTTCCATTCGGTCAGAACGCTTTACTAGGGGCTGTCTATGGTTGTCACTTCTGGCAGAATCTTCTTTATATAGATGCATTCTCGGTGAACCGTTTGGGCCTAGACCTTCTGTATTTAACTGGTCTGTGGGCCATACATCTCCCATCACATCGGCATAATCACCATTCAGAAAGTTATTCGTCCATGTCCAAAAATCTGGTTTTGATTCTCTACGTGTTGCAATCTCCTGTTCTTCAGGAGTTTGTCCAGCTTCGGGAATCACTCTTGCAGGGTCATGTTCAGCCGTGGGATTCCCTAAATATGTTTGATAATCATTCCATGCATTACCATACGCCCCATCCATTGACCCCTCATGTTCTAGCTTGAATCTTGCTTTGTCTTCCTCATGAGTAGTTTTCCATAAACTTGAGCGGTTATAGTCCTGTGCTAAGTCCGAATATGCTTCACCAGTTTCGGGGTCAGTACCTTCCAAACCTTTCAAATTAAGCAATGCTTGAATTGTATTTACTCCTTTCCAAATATCCCCATACTTTAATCCATGCCCACCCTCTCTATCATAATCCTTCCGACTAAGCATATGAAAGCCTGGGTAACCAGTAGCAGGGTCTACCAATCCTTGGGAATATAGAGCGTCTACCCACTCCCACGCATTAGGATGGATATATATATCATCGCCCAATTGACTTTTGCTTTGGTCATATATACCACCTCTATAGGCAGGATGGTCTTCGGGCAATGTTGTATTATATGTCAGCCTTTCCTGAGTATTAGGGCCAAGTAAATTCTCAGGCCAAGCATTGGCATCGCCTTCGGCACTAGCGTTTGTAAAGGCCTCTAAATCGGCTTCAGTATATGGTTCATTCGTAGCTGGGTTGATTAGGTTACTCGCTTCACCCATAATAATAGGCATAGTTTTATCTGGGTCAGGTAACCTATACCGCTCTATTCTATCAGTAGTGAGGCCCAACAATCCCCCAAATTTTTTAAGGTATTGTTCTAATACTCCATTATTTTCCATATAACTATTATAGGCATCATTATTAAAACCATCATCCTCAACATTTATATCGTAGTAATATGGGTCATCCTCACGGTTGTATGTACCAAATCTACGAGATAGAGAATCTGGGTGATTTCTATTACTAGAAGCCTTGAATATCTTCAACAGTCTCAAGAACATGTCATTAAGGTGTGTTTTGCTTTCTTCAGGAGACATGTCCTTTAAGAGTGTGCCTTCTTCATTGCGAAGAGGGTCTATGTCTGCTCCCTCTACAAACTCACCATTTTCCCAAGAAGGCATTTCACGGGGGAGGAGCAGACTTTTCTTTCTCTCTGCTTGGTCTACCCCTTCAGCATAAGTGTCTACTTCTTTATGGGGATATTCGTTCATGTATGCTTCCCATCCTTCGGAAGTCATATCAGAAATTTGGTCAGCAGTAGGGGTAGTTGGTTCAGGGTCAGCAGTTATAACTGTCCCTTCATCACTTTCTTCTACTGTGCTATTGGGGTCTTCGTTTTCATTTCGTTCTGTATTAATAGCTGTTGTGGGAACATGGCCTGTTAAAGACCCATCCGTATAAGCTGCCATCATTGCAGAAAATACCGTGTCATTTAGGGGTTGTGCCTTGTTACCTCTAGCACTTTGAGCTTGAGTACGTATTGCGTGAGTTAATAGAGCCTCCCAAGGTTTACCAGCCTCAGCCCACTCATAATTCCGTCTATCGCCCATACTCCCATCTGTGTTCTCTTTATTAACCAGTCCTAACTTGCGTAGAGCATTAAACTGCCCAGCCTTTAATTGCGGGTTATTCCCCCAACCTTCCTCAGCCGTTGGAAGATTTATATTGTAATTTCCAGCATTAGCCCTAATCAAGTCATTTAATGCTGCCAAGTCAAAGGCAGGAACGCCTTCAGTAGGCGTAGCAGTCTCTTGGGTTCCCACAGGAGGGGTTTCCGCAGAAGGAGTTCCTCCAGCTGGGGTATCGTCCTCAACCAAACCTTCTGGGGCTGCATCGGTACTAGGGGCTGCATCAGGTTCAGGGCCATCATCAATTAGGGTGTTCAAGACAGGAGGGGCATATGCATCTTCTTCCCTAGTCCCCTCCGGTGCTGCATCGTCAACTATTTGGTTTTGTTCTTGCACAAAAGGATGATTTGCGTATTTACTGAAGCCTTGAGTAATTAAAGGGGATATGGCACCAGTACTGGGGTTTGTATACTCATCCACAAAATCTAATAGTACAGGGTTTGTTCTCCCTATTATATCCTCTAACTTACGTCCAGGGCTATCTTTTAACTCCTCTAGAAAAGGAATCAAATCTGAAAACTTTCCTGAAGCAACATTTAAAGCTTGATACAACAAACCTAATGGCATTGTCTTATCTTTACCAAAACTATGGTTAACTATTAAACCAGGGTCAGCAAGTGGGTTCTGGTTCTCAGGAAAATCCCAAAATCGTTTCTGTTCATTTAATTCCTTTACATTAGTAATAAACGCTTTATAGTTATCAATATTGTCTATAAGCGATTGTTCATACGGGGCGTGAGAAGCCACTTCTTCCTCGTTTCCATTATCTGGAGCCTCTTCCGCTTTGCCAATATGTGCATTATATTTGCGTTCTATAGTCTCTAAATCGTCTACGCCATCTATCTCGTTCATCATATCGGTAATACTGTCTTTCTTATCACCACTTGAGGATTCAGCATGAGTCGTTAGAAAACCTTGTAAATTCTCTAAGTCTATATTAAAAACATTGTTGATGAGTTCAGCATGAGGTTTCCAGTTAGCTACAAACCTTTTTACTTTATTAAGAACGTTACTCTCAGAGTGCCCAAATAAACCACCTCTGTTATTATCTCCCGTACCTTCCAAGGCCCGTTTAAATTTTTCTATGTCAAACTCCGAAGGTTCGTCAGCCTTTTGTATAAAGTCAAAAAGCTTCTCCAAAGCAGGAGTCTCATCAAAGCCAAGAGCTAACGCTTTTTCGTTATTACGAAATTGTCTAGCCCGTTGTTGTGCTTCAGCCCACACTTTTTCAATGGGGTTATACGCATGGTTTGGGTCTGTCATCAAGGATGCAAAAATGTCTCGTTCTGATATGGGCATGAATCACCTTCATAGTAGTAGGGGGTCACTGAAAGAAATATCTACGGTGACCCCCCATTGTTTCCCTATAATATATTATACCTAGATGTTAGAAGAAACTTTGAGAATTCTCCTCCAAATCATTTATGCTTGCATTTGGGGATAGCTGTCCAACTACAAACTCCTCTCCCACGTTATCAGGTTGAATCCCTTCCTTCTCAATCATGATGCTACGTAGGGCTTCCTTACGCCTGTTTGCCCGTCTATCCATTGCCCCATAGTAATCATCATTATCGTCATACAAGAACTGAAGTTCCTGATGTTCAAAGAATTCATACAGTCTATCGGGATGTGTCGAGAACCCCATCCATGATTGTACGTCCATACCGAATCCTAGCTGTGTAACAGTGATTCTGGATGTCAGTCCTAGTAAGTCTCCTGTAACTCCATGAAACAATCCTCCACCTGAGTTACCGAATATACTTGGCGCGTTTTGCATTATGTATGCCTTCTGGTCAATCATCTCCCGCAGATAGGTAATTGTACCTGAATTCGGGAATGGGTCATGGAGCAAGCTGCAACCAGAAACCCACACGGGGTCTGCAATCTGTAGCTTGGATATCTCTGATTTCGGAATTACATTGGCTACATACGGCATTTGTTTCTTGCTATGCAAACGTACCGCTGCTATGTCATGGTTCTTATCGTATGCAATGATATCTGCTTTGATTGAGTTGGCCGAAATTACTTCGGAGTTATCGTAATCAAACATTTCAATAGCAACTTCTGAGGTGACATCTCGTTTTACTTCGCGCTTTAGAACGGTGTCCCATTCATCTTTAACGGTTACATTCTTCGCAATAACGTGTTCACATGTTAATGCAATGTTAATGAATTCTCCAGGGTGTTTGGAATCTTCTTTGCTGTATATCAATACACCTGAACCACCTGAATCTGAAGCCCGTACCCTACTTACTGGATATAGTATTTTCTCATGCACATCTTTTACTTCCATCCTTTCCTCCTTATACTCCTGTATCGTCTACTATAATATATGCCCCATTAAAAAATTCTTCCATCTCTTTGCTAAGATAGGTGGAATCCACCCATTCTACTGCCGTTTCTTCGTCAATACCATCTTCAACTGCTAATTCTACTAAGCGTATATAACTATATACTGGTATGGTTTTCTTGTCAACCCGACACACTCCAAGTAATGCCTCTTTAAATTCTTGCAAGAGTTCTATGTCCATAGGGTCATTATCGGAGTTCTCTTCTACCACAATCTTTTCAATTCTGTCTACTTTCGCCATTTGGAACCTCCCTCTAGGTTCTTACCTTTTTTATTCGCCTGCTTTAAGCATTGGGGACAAAACTGCCCTACCGCCGTATCAGCATGGCGTTTCCTATCACACTTCACACATTTGACCCAAGACTTCTTCATCCCACATGTTCCTCATTCGCATTCAAATTAACTTTAAACCAATCAACGTAACAATACCCACATATAGGCCCAGAGTTGTAATTGCTATCTCCATCAACTGCAATTACAATTGGATTGTTGGTTGTAAATGTATGTCCTCTAGGACACGAATATAACTTGGAAATCGTAGATTCTTCATCTACCTGTATAAGTTCTTTATTAAATCTCATACCATTAGCCATCATCTTGTTCACTATCATATTGTCACCTCTTAACTCTCATCTACTAATATTATACTACATATTTTTGATTTTGTATCGCTTATTAATTGAAGTTCTTTGCATAAGGATTTACCAAATAATTCGGCAAGTTTAACGGGTACTTCATATGCAAGGCACCCCAAATTGAACTAATAAGATATGTTGCTGCCATCGCATCTAATTCATATTTGTCCATTAGATATGTCATGGCATTAACTGGTTCATCTGGATAATGTTGGATTACTTCAGGAATTAGTTTATCAACTTGTAACAAAAAAGAATACCCTCCCAGGAATGTGTCTAATACTATTATACCTATATATTCTAAATATATTTTATATTATATAATGCGATTTTTATATTATGCTTGATAATGGGTTGACACAGCTACTAAGCTCATATATAATAAATATGTGGTGAATATCTTCCTCCATTAATAGAGAGAGGGAATTATAGGAGTGGTGACCTATATTTCTCTCTTTTCTATTTTTTCAAAAAATTTTATTTTTAGAGAGGCACCTACCTTAATATAAATTTTCAATTTTGAAAAAATTGCTTGTAACAGGAAACTACCTAGGCTAGAGTAGGTACCCTAGAGAGTTACGCACAACCCAGAGGGGGGTAGGGGGGTGGGGGTATACCCCTTGTGTACACACAGGTGTAGAATATGTGGGGGCAATTGTTATCAACCCTAATTGGGTATATGATAAATACATAGGCACCTGTATTATTAACTCTAATATCGCCTTGACATTGTTTATAATACCCTATATATTGGAGTGGCACCAGTGGAATCACTTCTTCTGGTGACATTTAACCGCTAAGGTGAAAGTCATGGCAACCGAATCTAAGGAAACTCCCATCCAGAGAGCCAGAGGAATCGTCCAGAGAGCCATATATGAATCCATGAAGGATATGGTCAAGGGGACAGCCAAGCGTGGGAAGGTAGTCATCCAGCTTGCCAAACGCTACAAGATTGCTAGGGTCACGGTTAACAAATATTTCAGGCAAGAGGAACTCCGCATAGCGACAGCTATAGCCGAGTTTGAGGCCACTCCCAATCTTGAGCCTGAGATTGAGTTTGAGGACACTGATTTTGAGTACGCTCCAAACGTACCGCCTGAAGGCCTCAAGGACGCCGCTGAGTACGTTCGACGTGTTGGAGGCTTCAAGGTGGACAATTTCGGCACAGGGGACGCCACCTGGCCTTGGGAAGGCGCAAGCGTAGAGATTGAGCAAATGACCAATAATGAAGTAGTAATTCATATGACCGTCACTATCTCTCAAGAGCAAATGATTGAGACGGTGTTGGGACTCATGACCAAATCAAACATCGGCTTTACTTCAAAGCTGATAGGTTAACGAGCCTTAGCGGGTAAAACCCTGGCCTTCGGGTCAGGGTTTTTTTGTGTGTGGCGTAAAGCTCCCTATGATAAAAACAAGATATGGGGCTTTCGCCCCATTTTCTTATGCTCCCATTCTACGCTCCGCTTCATACTCTGCATAGCTCTCTTGCCTATCCTGAAGGCATTCTTCTACTATTCGCCTTTCCTTTGGATGTCTGGGTACTGGTATAACGTTTGCGCCTTGGCAATGCTCACATCGCACATCGTAGTCATGATTGCGGTATCCCTCTGCAAAGTCTGGGTCTTCGTCAAAGTCCTCCCGCGATAACCCGTGTCTGTCGATGCTAGGATTGACATACGCGCCTCTCCCGTCGCAAGTGGTACAGACTACCATATCTACCTCAATAGGCTGGTAAATCGGCTCTCCGTCCTCATCTTCTGTACCGTATCCCTGCATATGTGCGACACGTCCATCCGTCCAAATCCACCAACGCTCACTGCTTGCCAAGTCTCGATGGTCAACCATAGGGACACCTCGATAAATAAAATTAGACCTCTAAAATGTACCACACACCACAGAAAGAGGCAATATTCTTCCCTATGATAAATTCATGGGTTGCTGATTGGTGGCTCACAGGCCACCATTTAA